CGTTCCATGTTCCTTGATACACAGGGCCGCCGGCTGGCAAGTAAATGGTGTCAATTTTGGTTGAGGCATTGAGTGGCACCACTCCCAATGCAGCACCTTTTTCGGCCAATGGAATAGCTGCTGTGCTCTGAACAGTAAGGTCGTTGAACTTGATGCCGGCGTTGCGTATAAAAGTGTTGCCGCCGGCTGTGGTGCCAATAAGAATGTCGTCTGTTATTGACGCTGTTGTGTGCTGTATACCATCAGTGGTCAACCACATGTTGCCCACTTGTAACCGGTTGATGTTGGTATCAAACAGCATAACACCATTGTCCAGACTCATTGAACCCGTGGTGCCCAATGTGGAGTCTTCTAAATAAATGCCAGCATTGCCGAAGTATGCACCGATCCAACGAGTGTCAATGTTGCCTAGACTATAAACATCATCCAATGTTGGAATAAGATTCCCGGTTAATGCAATGCGATCACTAGTGAATGATGCTCCCAGCACTTGTACATTACTGTCGTTGGGCGTGGTATAAATGTCAACACGACTGCCTTGTGCTGTGGTAGTTTGGTCTTGTGTTGCTACAAAATCAATTTTGGCAAAGCCCAGTGGTGTAAAAGCAGCAGTGTCAGTAAGGTATGGGTTAGAACCTATACGACTGACCACTTGATCGTTTAAAATGCCGGTCGGCGATGAAGCAGTTCCGTTGTATCTGCGTCCCACATACAGTGGATAATTGTTGATGCCATCATTGTACACACGAGTGGGCACATTGTCCTGACCAGTGATGTGCAGCATTCCGCCAAAGTTGCCCGGGGCAACTGATACACCTGTTGAACTACCGACGATTTCTACAGCGCCAATGGTGCTGTCCGGAGTCGGGACCAACATTTTGACTTGACCGTCAGTGTCCACATTAAATGTGGACACATTGGCAATATTACTGTCAGAATAAATGTTGACTGGGCCCAGCAATTGAACAACGCCGTTGCCGGGTTCAAGCACACCGATGGAAAGACTTGTGTTGGCCACAACACCAGTGATATTACTGCTGGTCAATGTGATATCGCCAATTTGTACTGTGACGTTGGCAGAATCAACTGTGAAGAAAGCGTCGCCGCCAAAGTCTCCACCGCCTGCATTGTACTGCACACTGGTGTCAGGTCCGCCTGGTACACCGTTGCCTGTGCCGGTAAAACTAACAGGAATACCGCCAACTGTTGTGCCGTCGCTGACATACAATGCATTGGTATCAGGATTGTAAAACAACCGGCCTTCTTGACCTACGTAGGTATTACCAGTGGTATTGTTATCTCTACTGGTGAAAAAATTCTGTATCCAGGACATAGTCTATGCCCCTTAATCGTCAAATACTTCGTCGTTGCTTAGTTCTTGCACAGCAGCGAGTGGGATTCCAGATAGTTGTTTGATTCTGTTGACAATATCATCACGCTCTTGTGACATATCGTCTTGTTGTGCTTGGTCTTCTTGGTCTTGTTCAGTTGCTGTGCCGTCGTCGTAAACATTTTCTACACCAACTGACTTTTTCAACAGTTCTTGTTTCATTTGCAATGGTGGTAAGAATTGTTCAGCTGGTGCTTTGTCATTGCCAGATGCAGTAGTTCCGTTGGGACTGGGTTTGTCGTCAGCATCTGTGTCAACCACAATTACATTTTGCCCAGTGGGAATAGCACTCAACTGTGCTGGATTTTGCAATGCTGGGTCTGGTTGTCCACCTTCGGCATGCCCATCAATGTTGTCTGCTAGTCTACGTAGTACATCTGAAATTTTCATAACTTGTTCCTTGTGCTGTATTTAGTTTATCTGGGATAGCCTTTGAATGCTTTGACCGGGCTTTGTTTGTTTGTGCTTTCCAATTCTTCTGAATCTAGGTCGTCATGATTTAGGTCTGTGCTGTCTGCTCCCACTGCACGATATGCCATTTTTAACATTTCGTGTTCTTCTTCAGAATACGGCGCTGCCATTGCCGAAGTGCCAATCCAGCTTTCGCTGTCAAGGTCAGGCATGGTTTTTCCATCTGTTTGCGCCACTGCCATCATCACACGATTGAGTGCATAAGTGGTATTTCCCTTGCCACCGTTTCTAAACGTGTGTAAACCGCGAGTGGATTGTTGGCGACGATTGCCCAACTTGCCATTGGCGTTTTTTTCAGTTATGAACTCTTTGGATCTCATAAAATTTTATTACGGAGCAACGTAACTAGGGCCAGCATTTATACCAGCTTGTGCAGAACTTTGTGTTCCCAATGCCGCAGCAGTAACATTGCTGCCAGTAACAGTAAGTTTATTTCCTACGCCAACATATGTTTGTATAGTACTACCATTTGGAACAGATACTGCATTGGCATACAAGTTACCAGTGACATTGGCAGTGTTGCCAATTTCTGTCAAGCCAATCTGAAATGTAACATCGGCACTATTAGCAGAAATTTCTGCTTTGTCAGAGGTCCATAATACATTGCCTGCTGCGTTGATTACTTGTGTTGCCATTTTCTTTTCCTTTTACTTTGTAAAGTCTTTGTACAAGTCAAACAAACTGCGCTCGAGTTTTACACTTTCTTCCATACTGACTTGTCTACGCAATTGACTTGCAATAACAGGTGTAGTTGTTTGTCCAGTGCTCTTGGGCTTGTTTAATCCGCCTGCATACTGTAGTGCGTCATTGCTTGTTTCTTGGTCAGTGGGCCAGTTTGGGCTGTTCTCTTCAACCATTTCGCATTCACAAGTGCTTTCGCTGCATGTTGGGCATGACTCTGGTGCACTGTTGCCCATGCCTGCATTGCGTAACAATTCTACTAGACTAACAGCATCGTCATCTTCGGCAGTGACTGTGACAGTTTTACGATCCTGGCCATTGTCATCAGTTGTCATGTTGATTGTGACATTCATACCTTCAGTGATCAAACCTTCAAGTTGTGCATCTAAGTTTTCATAAACACTGCCACCGAAGTCAATACCACCTTTGGCTTTTTTAGGCTTTTCTTCGCTTTCGTTGCTTTGGTCATACTCTACATCTTTGGCCACTTCCTTGCCGGCCTTTTCAGCTTTGTCGTCTTCAGCATCACGCTTTTTGCCGTGGATACCATCTTTTTTCTTTTCGTCATACTCAATGTCTTTGGTGACTTTTTTGCCGTCTTTCTCGGCCTTGTTGTCACGCTTGACATCTTTCTTTTCGTCTAGTTCTTCTTCACCGTGTTTTTCAGACTTGATGTAATCACGGGCTGTGTCTAGATAGTCAACAGCCTTGGTAATCTTTGCTTGTACCCATTCTGGCAAGTTTTCATCAGACGCTAAAATACTGCGCAACTCTTCGGCTGCATCTTTGGCTTGTGCTAAATCTTGCTTGGCCATTCCGGCTTCGTCATCATACTCGTCGTTTTCACGAGTCATCAACTTGCTCTTGCCCGATGGTCCTTTGGCGCCCATCTTAACGCCAGTGCCTTTGGGACGACCACGTCCACGCTTTTCGCCATCGGCATCTTTGTTGTCTACACTGGTACTGATACCATCTGGGTCAGTACGGCGTGTGGCTTTGATGCCTGTTGTGGTCTTTTCAATGTCGTGCTTGCGACCAGCCATCTTGTCGCCGGGTTTCATTTTGCTCATGTCGCCCATGCGTTGTTTGACATCTTGTTTCATGTCGTCCCAGCCTTCATCAACATCTTCATCATCCATATGATTTGCTATTGATTTTACGTGTCCACGTTTTAATCCTGTTTCTTGTGCGATCATGTCAATACGGTGGTCGCCTAATTCCTCTGGGCTACACGCATCCAGACCACATGCTCTATCTATTAATTTATGTGCCTGCTGAATACGATCTTGCTTGCCTTCTTCAACATCATCATGCTCAATTTCGCGGATCTTGCCAATGGCATTTTTCATAGCATCAGCAGCAACATCGCCCAACATTTCATCTACTTCTTTCTTTGCGCCGGCAATTTTGTCAGCAAAAGTGATTTTGTCTTTGGGGTCTGCCAAGGCAGCAAATGATTTTTCTTTGGCAGACATGCCTTCTTCTTTTACAGGGTATGTTTTGCCGTCAACATCAAATGAATCTTTGTGTTGAGCTTTAGCCTGGGCCAACTTGCCTGAAAATTCGTTGCCTTCTTCAGTCTTGTTACGCAACTTGTTTAGCACAGCACCTGCAACACGTTCGCCAGCGGCTTTGCTGCCATAACGCTCGCCTGCACTTTTGGCAATCTTAGAAAATTGCTTGCCTGGCTTGCCAATGTCTTTGCCAGCGGCAGCAGCTTTGGCACTGTAACTAGACTCGAGAATAGTTTTTAACTCGCTTTGCTGAACACTTTCAGTCGCTTGTGTTTTTGCTTCGCTGTCTTTGCCAGCAATTGATGCTAGTGTTTTGTTTAGGTTGTAAAAAAAGCTCATTGTATTATCCTCTTGGGTTGTAGCCAGTTGCTGGCTTTGCTGGACGCTTAACGTTTGTCATAGGACTAGTGTCGCCCATTGGTAAACTGTTGGTAGTGACAGCAGGAGGGGTTTTACCACCGGCCACTGTGAATGCACTACGGTACGTGTTTTTTAACACTGCATGATCTTCTGGTGCGGCTGCATAGTCTTTGTACAAGGCTTTTTGTTCAGCATCAGGAGCAGGATAAGGAGATGTCAACAAATCCTTGTTTTGCGCTTCAATGTCAGCAGTCAGTTTGTCGTTGCTGTTTTCGTAAGGCACAGTCAACATACGTACACGATTTGGATCAAGGCCCAACAACTGTGCTATTTGTTGAATTTGTGGTTCAATAGCAGGATAACGGAACTCTACATCCATGTGTGTGCAACTTTCATTGTCAAACGCTGGAAAGTCTGCTAGTTTGGCCATTACAGGCGTGGTTTTTGGTGTAGAAATCTTGACAACGTCAAACTGTTGAAGTTTTTCTTCAAGCGCCTTGACCAAGTCTTTGGGAGTATCGCCCGCAATTTTAATGCGGTAGTTGTATACTCTTTCGTTTTCTGACAAATATTCTCTGAAATGTTTCATAATTAATCCCTATACGATATTTATGCTTGTTTATTCTTTTGATCTCTTGCGCCAAGTAGACGTTCAAGTAGATCATTGCGACTCAGTACTTGCCCTTCGGCAGTCTCGATAGTTTCAGTGTCATCATCGTTTTTACCACTGAGTTTTTCTTTGTCAAGATCCAGTTTGGCTTTTTGCATCTGCAACTGAATCATTTTTAACTTTTTGTTCATCTTGGCAGTTTTGGCAGTGAGTGCATGTCCAAGCATAGCGCCTGCTACTGCAAATATTTCACTGGCATAACGACTGTCAACCTGCATGCCAAGATCCATCAAATCATCAAATGTTTCAGTAGCTTTGGTTGCCAGTTGATCCATTTCGTCATCGCTTGATTCTAATCCACGCACACCAGGTAAGGCTGCGTCAATCTTGTCAATGGCACTGTCGATCTCTGTTATAGCGTACTGTGCAGTAGCAACATCAGGCACAGTTTCCTCAGAGTCAGCAGTGGTTGATGGCAAATCAAACAGTTCTTCTAATTTTCTAGTCATACCGTATTTACCGTATTAACAGTGTTGCGTGGCTTATTTTCCACCTTGGTGGAACATGTCTTCTTCTGTGATAACTCTAAACTTCAATCCGTTGCGCTTGCACCATTTGGTAGCTTGATCCCATTTGGCATAGTTGATTGCCACAACCATACGATCTCGGTTGCTCATCTTACTTTCAATGACACTTTGCTTTTTGGGTTTTATTTCAATCAGTTCGGCAATCAGCGTGTTGTTTCGTGTTTTGTAAGTTATCAAAAAGTCTGGAACATAGATGCTTTGTTTTCCTGTGACGGGATTGCGATAAGGTATTTGTATTGATTCACTGGCCCATTGCATCACATTATCGTTGTTGTCAAGGAATCGCATAAATGCCAACTCCCATCCTGATCTGTAACGCGGAACACCGTTGCCCACATACTTGGCAGTGTTTTTAACTGTGTACGGGCCTTGTGCAAACTTGCTCATGCTCTAACATTTCGCGCCGCATAGTAGTTGGGTTGCACAGGTTGTGACACACCCAGCAATGTACTATTGCTACGCAAGTTGTTGAGATAGTAAGCAATAGTTATATCTAATTCAGCAGGACCAGTTGACGTTTGTATTTGTTGTAACAAAGTCATAGCAGATATGCCTTGTTGATTTGCAACTCTAAATATGGCTGTTGTGAAATTTTTGGCTGCTGATTTTGTGGTGTAGATTGATTCAAAATATGAAAGCACTGCATCCCACTCATTCACAGGCACAACAGATTCAAACCCGTAAAAGTCGTCAAACACACGAACTGTAAGGTCTACGTTATAATTGGGATCGTTGATTGTGCTCATTTTGGTGCCTTGGGAAAGAATTGACTATTTGCAGAATTGGTAGCGTTTCTTAGTGCGCCGGGTAACCCGTTGCGTAGTATGTCTTGTTGTGCTGTTTTGGAATCATTTCTGATAAGATCACCAATAGAATTATTTTTCAGTACACCCTGAACATTAAGAGCTTTTTGTACGCCACCCAACACATTGGCTAGGCTTCCTTGGCCGGATGCCAATGCTTGCACATCTTCAAGAATGCCAACACCTGCATCCAACAAGCCGCCTTGACCCAGCACAGTGGCTTGGCTACCTTCACGTGCCAATGAACTTCTAATTTGATCGTAATGGTCAGGATCGCCGAATCCGACAACATTGGTGTCAGGACGGCTTGCGCCAATTGCACCAGAATAATATTTTACAGTTTCGTAACGTATTGTAACAGTATGTGTCATTGTGCCGGTGCCTTGTGCATAATCATATGTGTCATGGCGCCAGTCTGTGATCATTGGATTGATCAACACATAGGCAGCAAACTTGTGTTGATTCAAGCCGTAGATTTTGATATCGTTAAAGAACGCAGGTTTTCCATTTCCAGTAAATGAGCCGTCGCTGTACGACTCTCCTGCGAAACCCCAGTCGTTTACAACACGATCATTGTTGTAAGTGTCGCTGGTATTGTAACTGAATCCAGTTGGAGTTGTTTGTAGGTTTCCGCTGGTGCCGTTGGTGTTGGGCACGCCTTCGTATTGGTTAACAGGGTCCTTGTAATAGTAATTGAAGTAATTGTACCACAAGTTGCGAATTAAATCTCCGCCATCATCGTTGAACGTTATTTGCACAGGCTGATAGTTGATTTTGGTCTGTACTAGACGTTTACGATTATATTGGTTCAAAGTTTCAACTTCAAGTTGATAACTGGGAAGATCAATTGTTTTAACTGACAAGCCTATGCTGGCAGCGTCTCCATTGCTCAGCATTTGCTGCACACCAGGAATTTGTGGATTTAAATTAAAGTAAGTGTGAAAAAGGAACTTGAGTTTAGGAGCAAGTTCGTAGCCGTTCGTGCGAAAGGTTTTACTGGCGTGGGTATAATCTCTTAACCCGTTGTCACCAATAAAACCTTTAAGAAAGTCTTGTCCAAAACTCATCAGAGTCCTGTAGTTACGCCAGTAGCAACGTCTCCTGCTCTACCAACCAATGTACCTGCTGTACCAACGCCGCCACCTACGATTTGGTTGGCATTGTCAAAAGTAATAGTCATTGCAACAGTCATCGCTTCGCTTGACCCATAATTGGCATCGCCATAGTTTACAGATTTTAAGTAGCAACCATACAATTCCCATGATTCAAGAACAATTGGTTCCACAGCGCCGTTGCCGCCGTCCAGCACTTCGAACTTGGTAATAAACTTGTAGTCAATACCGGCACTGGCACTGGCCATTTCCATAAAGTCCAATTGCTTTTGTAGTTGTTCGCCAACTAGTTTTTGTACGTTTGCACCAGCATCGTCTCGCAAGTTACAAGTGACGTCGGCCCATGTATGCTTGCCGGCCATTTTGATTGTTGAGTTGTAAATTGGAATATCAATTTGTGCAAAGTCAACTGAAGGACGAGTAAAGTCGATCACTTGCTTGGTTAATTCTGTCACAGGTGCAGCATTGTTTGCGGCTCCAAAGTTTTCAAATAACACTCTAAAGCGATATTTGAGTTTGGGCATTAATACGCCCTGTGTTGAAGCGCTTTGGTCACTGGCCAAAGGAACTGTCATTCTACTTAGTGATGATACGGCCATTTGTTGTTCTCCTATATACTGTTATTTATGGTAATCGAGTCTGGTGAAAAAGGAGTGTTGCCACTCCCTTTTCTTTACCCAGCAGCAATCTCTCCTGTGTTCTTGATGCGAACTGGAATGTAGACAAATTCAACTGCCTTAACTGGCTCAATGGCAATATCGACATACAATTCATTGCGATCGATACGAGCTGGTGTGTTGTTTGTCAAGTCACACACAACCAAGTAATCGTACAGCGCACGTTTGGCAACCAAGTCAATCATCAAGCCGTCGATGGCATTCTTGATCTGATTGCGAGTGATCTGATCATTTGGTTCAAACAAGTATTGCTTACCAATTACATCTAGTCGTCCACGGATAAACGCAACCAATCGTGCCACGTTGATGCGATCCAATGCACTTGTAGTGGTTGTACTTGTCTTGTTACCAAAGTTGGTGATACCAACTCCGGGAATGAACGTGATTGGGTTGATTGAGTTTTCATACAACACATCACGCAGTCCTTGGCGCACACCCAATGGTTCAAATTCACCAGTGGCTGCATTGATATAACCAATTTGTAAAGCATTGTCAACAACACCGCGACGTGTTCCTGCTGGTGCAAACCACGGGAACGATACTTCGTCACTGCGGATGATTGTTCTAATCATCATATGACTTGGTGCTGTTACTACAGAACTACCACTTAGATCAGTTGTTTGGCAACTTGGGTAGAATGTGCCCATGTAAGTGTCAGCAGCAATTAAGCCGTCAGCAGTGTCTAAACCTAGTCCATTGTTGTTGCTGGCCCATGTCAACACGTCCTGTGGGTTCAATCGCAACGGAGTATCACCAATGACAAATGCTGTGTTGTTGCGTTCGTTGTTGAGTGCAATCATGTTGGGTGTCAATTCAGGATATGCAGGTGTTGCTATCAAGTTGAACTGACGCTGTTCTTCGCGGATATCAGTGTTGGTATCAATGCCAGCCTTCATAGCCGCAACAATCAAAGCACGTTGTGCTTGACGGCCCATGTAGGCAGCACCATTGGCTTTTAGTCCACTAGCAGTTACCCATGCATTGGTTTCTGTTGGCAACGTATCGTCTGGGAATGTGTCAGCGTTAAAGTAATTTACTTGGTAACTCTTGACGTTGAATCCTGAACGACGTGTGTTGAACAACAACATACCTTGTGGATATAATGTAGGTACAGGTGCATCCAAGTCTAAATAATCGCTTGTTAACAAACTAGTAATTGTTGGGAAATCGCCTGTAATTGGATCAGTAGTGCCGTTTGATGCCCAACGAGCATCAGCAAATAATACGCCACTTTGCGTGGTTTGATCAGCATTGTCAACCACTACCCATTGATCAACTCCGCTTACACTTTCCCAACGACTTAGCACTGGATAGTTTTCTAAATCGCTTGTGTCAATCCACAAATCGCCATACACCAATGGAGACTCAGATTCGTCAGTTTGTGTAGTTGGTGCACTAGCACTGATAATAGGACCGGTAGCGTTGGTATTGCTCAAATCGTAACCACGAACATCGTTTGTCACGTTCTGATAACCTTGCCATGTACCGTTGTCCTGAATCATGATGTCAACTTGATCAGCAGCACTGTAGTACCATAATGTACCGTCTAAAGGATCTTGATCTGGAGCATCATTGCTTGCAGTATATGTAAATGTTGGAGTAGTGACCCAGTTACTCAATACTAACCCGGTTGCAACACCAGCAGCATACAATGTCGATACGCCACGCACGCTTGTATTGAACCCAGCAGCAGTAATAGGTGTTCCGAGAACGTTAGTTAATTGAATGTCGCCGCCAACTGAATGTGTAAACACAATTGCGCCTGCACTGTTGGTTGTAGCACTAACGTAAGGAATGTTGGCAGCACTAACTGCGGCAATAAAGTCAGCTGTTGTGGTTCCAAGCAATTCAGCAGTAGCAGTTGTTAATGCTGCTGTACCAGGTTGTGTAGCACTTATTGTGAATGTATTACCAGATACAAACGGTCCGGGGGTGTCGTCGTCGCCAGTAATTTCTGTTGCACCGGTTGCAAATCGTTCAAAAATAGTAATGCCGCTTGTGGTATTATTTAAAGTGTCAACAAGACCGTATGTAGCTCCAGAAGCAATGCTGGTTCCGCCACCACTTGGATCAAGGGCATAAATTGCGGCTGCGGTTGATGTATACAATGGGCTAGCCTGTTGTACAAACAATCCCAATGTGGCATTGTATTTTTTAACTGACAATGCAGCACCAGAATTAACTGCTGAAATCTTTTGCCATACACTTCCGGTTGGATGCGGTTGAGTTTGTGTAGAACCCCAACGTGGAGCACTATAACTTGGTGCTGGCAAATAAGCAGGAGCATAGTACTCGTCGGCAGTGATACCCAATGTTGTCAACGGTGTGCCTGTCCCGGCAGCTACAGAAACAATGCCGCCATTGCCTGTGCTGCCATCATTGGTGGCAGTACTATCAGCATACATGTATAGTTTGCCGCCGATTGTGGCAGCATATACACCAGTAATTGCTGCTGTGTTGATTGCATCAGCAACACCGTCAACTGTGTTGTTGGGGCTGACAGGAACTGTAATTAATGTATCGTTTACAGTGAATGTATTTCCTGCTGTTAACGATACCGGAGCCAATGTGCCTGCAACTGTGGGCCACGCAGTTTTCCAGTCGTCACTACCAACCAATACCCATGTATTGTACAGGTCTGACAATGCTGTTTCGCTTGTTTGTGCAGAAGTTGGTCCGCCACGCTTGTAATAGCCTGGGTTAAATGTACTGGTTGCTGTGATGGCATAGTCGCCAATACTGCCAACTGTTTGTAAAGGAACGCTAGTGCCAACTTCTAATTGTGTTGTGCTTGTGATCACAATAGGTGCTTTGACTGTAAAAGCACCGGTGGTCTGGTTCCACTCAAAAATACCCCATTGCGAATTGGTGGTGTCTAACCAGTATGTGTTGTTGTTTGGCGAGCCTGTTGGACGAGTTAATGTGGCCGTTAGCTGTGTTAAGTCAATGTCAACACGCTGTACATACACACGGTTACTTGCACCCAATGCAGAGTAAGCAGCTAGTAAACCGTATTCATTTAATTCATAACCGTTGATTGGGGTACCAGCAGTTGTTTTATAGAAGAACGGATTGCCAAATGTGGCAGCCAAGTCACGTTGACTTGTAATCAAATATACTTTGTTAGCATTTGCAGCCAATGTTCCCGGTGCCACGCCTGTGCCTGCTGCACTGGCTTTGTTTTGGGCTGTTGACAACAAAATATACGGTACTGAATTGGTAGCAGCAGGAATGTATTGACTCTCGTCGACAATCGTTACTTCTACGCCTGGTGATGTTAATGCCATGGTCTGGTCCTTTTCCTAGTTGCTAATATTTAGCACCTAAACAGAAAAACCATTGTTATGCTTCCCTTTGGCAAAGGTTTTTATGGTAAATATACCATGGAAAGACCAATTTGTACTGCTTGCAATCAACGACCGTGCGCTGTTAATTACTACCGTGACGACATAGCACACTACAGAACACGATGTGATCCTTGTGTCAAGAAAAAACGTCGTATAAAGCCAGCAGTGGCTCGGTGGCAAGCAGCCGGCTATAAGAAAAAAGCCACATGTGACAGATGTGGCTTTAAATCAAAGTATGCGGCTCAGTTACTGGTGTACCATTTAAACGGCAACTTACACAATTCAAACATAAACAATTTAAGCACTGTATGTTTAAATTGCACTGTTGAAATCAAAAAGTCTGATTTACCATGGCAGCCCGGGGACTTGTTACCAGACTTGTGACTTGGTTATACAAATCATCAAGTGTGCCATTGTTGTCCAACACTGCATCAAACTCGGTGTTTATCCAGGAGTATTCACTGGCATGGATATTGGATGAATCTAAATGCCGTTTGCCCAATGCAAATCTTGGATTACGATTACCTGCCATGTAATTTTTAGCATGTTCTAACCAGCTGGGTTCTGGGCCACGCACTACACGCACTACAATTCCGCCTTGTGATTTAATTGCTTTAATCTCATTTGGGAAACGACAGTCACTGACAACAACTTTATCTTGGCTATTACGTAGTTTATTTTCTAACGATGCAATCCATATATCGTCATGGAATCCTCGTCGGCAAACTTCTGTGCCCCATAGTTGTAGCATTAGTCTAGGAGTTAAATTGGGCATGTTTAAACGTTCAGCCCACCAAGGATCTACTTGTTCGCGCCATTCTCTTGCTTTGGCTGTACGGCCTTCTAGCATATCCCTGGGCCACCCAAATACTTGTGCTACTGCATCTTTGAGATTGCCGGCAAACGATTCATGTGTAAAATTATAATTGTTGGTTAAAAAATCAGCAACAGTATCTTTGCCGCTGCCAATAAAACCGCATACGCCGACGATCATGAAAGTTCCTTTACGTTTAAATGTCTTAATGTCAACTGTAACATGTCAATTTGTCTGCGGCAATCTTCTAATGCATGATGACTTGTGGGAGGCTTTGGCAACTCTGGCCATAAACCAAACACAGTTCTACTGTCACGAACCACATAGAACATCCACGGCAACGGCTTGCTGTAGCTTTTGTATGCGTGTTCCAGTATGTTCATATCGTATGTGGGACCTTGTGCCCAGATACGTTTGCTTTGCCATATTATTTTGCCAAGATCGTCTAGTGCTTGATCCAGTGGAATACGATCTGCTTCATTGAATGCTTCGTCACGTGCGGCAGCAGGCTGGGTTGCCCACCAGTCTATGGTGTCTTGCTGTATGCTACGAGCTTCTTGACTTTCAAGATCGATGCGAGCATAATAAAAGCGTTCGTTGTAGCCGTTGCCCAGAGGATCAAAACTCTGTGCGGCTATAGTTAGTATTGTGGTGTCGGGACCTGTGCCAAGTCCTTCAAGATCGATCATTAAGTCTGCCATACGTATAGTATAACAGCTTTATAACAGTTTGTCTAGCGTTTTTTATTCAAACGGCCTACCAACCGGCTTGTTGGATTGACTTTTTTTGTTTTTTTAGCTCTACGTGCCTGTATGATTTTTGTTTTGGCACGAGTTTTTTTCATGCGTTCTTTTGCGGCTATGTCCGGAGCATCGCCACATTTGGCTGCTGTAGGCACTACACGGCCTTTGCGCGGGCCGCTGGCACAGCGCCATTTCATAACAGGTGCGCCGCTGCCTTTTTTACGTGCCCAGACCAACTTGTGTTCGGTTATAAATTCGCTTGCTCTCATTATCCAATCACCCAGTACAACGGTTCGGACCCATCAACATAGTTTTTAAGATCGTCGACCAACACATCCATTTGTGTTTGTGCTTCGGATTTCATTGCAGAACCGTTTAGCGTGGAGCCGCCTTGCGGACCTGCAATTGACGCAAACTTTTCGCGAGCTTCACCAATGATCATTTTACAGTTGGCAACCATATAGTCACGCACCCATTGTGATATTTGGAAATCACGCAACAAGTTGAATTCAGGCTTTAGGTTATATGTCCATAACAGTACATTTTCACCGGACCCATTTGGATCACGAATCAACTGTAGTTTTTTGGTAACAGGATTCCATGTAAAGTTCATGTAGCCACCAAACATTCTTGCGGCCAATTCAACATATTGACTGTAGAAATCGTATGTGGCAAGTCCGCCCGATACGTTGAAGTTCATCAAGTACACACTCATCTGCGCTTGAGCAAATGGATCAAAATTTGATGCAAAAGGTCCTTGTGAATTGCCAAATGTTCTACGGAAGATCTGCTTGACTTGAATCACTTCTTGTGGCAAATCATAAATGGCGACACCATCCACAAGCTCTAGATAGCTGTAGCTTTCTTCGTACGCATTTTGAGCACGTTGGCGATAAACACCTAGTGTGCGTTGATAAGCCGCTTCATAATGTTCAGCATCAAGTTCAAGATCAATAATCTGCGAACCCAACTGTAGGCGAACATATTCAATAAGATCTTGTTTTAATGTGTTAAGACTTGTTTCAACTTCAATGGCCATGTAGGAACTCCGTTCCTACTTATTTACCAAGATTTCAGTATGATCAAGTTCTCTGTGCCTCTACCGTTGAACACAGTTTCTGTAGTTGTTAGGTCTTTATAAATCTTTCTGGCAGCTGGCTTGCCCGCGGCACTCATTGCTTTTATGACTTCAGCAGGTTTTCGCACAGTTCGTTGCTGGCTTTCCACTGTTGAGAATCCAATAATACTGTTGCTTTTTACAGTAAAAGACCCCACATGCGAGTCTGCTACAACGTGAATAAGTTTACGCTTTTTAGTGTCGTACAACCAGGCTTCGCTCTTGTCCACCAAACTAGAAGCAGGCAAACTTTTAAGTTTGAGATCCGCAAAATCTAGTTGGTACTTGAATTTGGCCGCACGTTTTTCAGGACTAACAACTTTTGCTTGGCGCGGCTTGCGTTCAACTTTCTTGATTTGAACATATGCACCACAGTCATTGATCACTGCTTCGCAAAATTTAATCACATTGCGCAATTGAATTTTGGTAAGGTGACTGTATGCTTCGCTGAGCTCTTTGTCTTTGCCAGCCACTGCTTGTTCAAATTCAGGAAGTTTTTCTTGCCAAATAGCGGCAATGTCTTTGACCATCTGTGGTGCCACATTCATGCCACGAATTGTAGCAATGGGTTTGTAACTTGCACTCATTTTGGCACCATCTGCGATAAACTCGTCAAACATGCCTTCTAGTTCGCCAGCACATTCGCTTAGTTTTTCTCGCAATCGATCTTGGATAGTGATCTTGACAATGGTGGCCGCATTGGGATCTGCTACAACTACTTCTTGTTGTTTTGAGCCAAGTGTTTCGTTGAGCATTGTGTCGAGTTGTGTTTGCTCGTGCTCAGTGAGTTGCAGTCCTACCATGCTCATGCGACACAACCAGGCAGTGGTCAACCGTAGAGTAGCATCGCTTACACCACGAAGACGTTTGACATCTGCCTTACGACCGTGGTGCTCTAAATATGCAACAACCATCTCGCGAGCATCTTTTTTATTGTAAAAGTAATTGTACCAAGCAAACGCCAACGACACTGCCCCGACTCGACTTTCTGTGCTGGGCTGGACTGTCCATGTGGGTTCGTGGCCCATAAATTTAGTGTCAGGGCTACGTGGGTTTAGTGCTTTGACACGGGTGGCTGTTGCATTCATAAGGTTCTCCAAACTGCTAATTATGCTGTTATTATAGCACAAGTTGTTTTTCTGGTCAAGCACCAAAAAGAATAGCTAAATAATACACTATGCCCCGTTTAAGTTTATATAGACCAAATAAAACCTCCGATTACAAGTTTTTGGATAGAACTATATCCGAAATGTATACTGTAGGCGGGCTTGACATATATATCCACAAATATATCGGACCATCTACAGGTGATCCAGGTGATGCAGATGCTACATTGCCCGTTTATGATACTCAAAATCCTTTGTTTATCGAAGATTTATTATTGTTAGAAAACAGAGATCGACAATACGATCCAGATGTATATGTTCAACGTGGTGTTTATCGTGTATCGGACATTGATTTCGATTTAACTCAATTCGGATTGTTCTTAAACAATGACACATTATTCATTACATTTCATTATAATGATATGATCGATACTGTTGGGCGCAAACTCATGAGCGGGGATGTAATTGAAGTTCCAAATTTAAAAGATTATCACCCATTAGATACCAGTATTGTTAAAGCATTGCCTAAATGGTATGTGATTCAAGACGCATCATTTGCCAGTGAGGGCTTTAGCCAAACTTGGTTGCCACACTTGTGGCGTGTCAAAGCCACACCAATGGTCAATGCCCAAGAATACAACAGCATTACCAAGCAACCGTTTGAGCCAAACAACATTTGGGATCCGGGTAATTTATATCCTGCTGGTACTGTTGTCAACAATGGCGACAAATATTATACTGCCAGCAAAGAAGTTCCTCCAGGAACTCCTATCACCAACACTGACTACTGGACAGAAAAAACTCCAGATACAATTGGTGGAAAAACTTCCACACGCACAAAAGATTTACAAATCAACGATGCAATATTAACACAAGCATCAGCGGAAGTTCCGTTGACAGGTTACGATACTGTCAAATTTTATATTCTTCCTAGCGCAGAAGATGGACAACCTGCTCAAGCAGGACTCACCGCTGATGATTCAAACCCAACAGTGGATGGCACACAAGGCGGTGAAGGCACTACACCACGTGCAGATGGTTACACAGTTGGTTACCTAACAGGCGACGGCGTTGCTCCCAATGGCTTGCCAATCACAGCCGGTGTTGGGTTTCCGTCTAATCCAGCCGCTGGCGATTATGCATTGCGCTTGGATTACTTTCCAAATCGTTTGTTCCGCTACAACGGCGGGTCATGGATCAAAATTGAAGACAGTGTGCGTACTGCACCTGTGTTTGAACCAGCAACTGGTTACGACGAAACCACATACAAGAATTCTTCACTAAGAGCAGGATTTGTCAACAATAGAGAAACTGTGCAAACCACCGATCGTGGTGCTATTCCAAGTCGTCAAAGTTTGAGTGACATACTCAAACCAGACGCAGACAACGGCGGGTAATAAACAAAATGGCAACCGAAGGGGCAAACACTAATCCGTACTTCTTTTACGACGAACAAATACGTCGTTTCTTGTTGCAGTTCACAAGAATTTTTTCAAACTTTCAAGTTGAATACGGACGCAACGAAGAAGGAACTGCACACACACTAGTGCGGGTGCCAATTCGTTATGGTGATTCAAGTCGTCAAGTACAAAATATTATACAAAATAATTCAGCAAACTTTATGACATCTGTTCCGATGATGTCGTTTTACATTTCAGGATTTGATTACGATCGTCCACGGATGCAAGAACCATATTTTGTAAGCAAGACTTCGGTACGTCAACGCACATACGATGAGAACACTCAAACATACGAAACCACACAAGGCAATGCATTTACAATTGAACGATTGATGCCGGTGCCGTACAAGTTGACATTGAAACTGGATGTATGGACGTCTAACACAAACCAAAAGTTTCAATTGCTGGAACAAATAGCAGTGTTGTTTAACCCTGCATTGGAAATACAAAGCACAGACAATTACATTGACTGGACCAGTTTGAGTGTTGTTCAGTTGGAATCTTCGCAATGGACTTCTAGATCAGTACCAGTTGGCACAGACGATGCAATTGATGTTGCAACATTGACATTCTCGTTGCCAATTTGGATCACAAGTCCGGCCAAGGTCAAGAAGTTGGGCGTAGTTGAGCGTATTATTGCCAACATACACGACGCCAACGGCGATGCGTCCAATGCTGTGCTAGACAATGATTTGTTGTTGGGCACACGAGTTGTGATTACTCCGTGGGATTACCAAACATTGTTGATTGGTAATAAATTGCAAGCACTGCGTCCTAGTGCAGTGGTTGATCAACCAAATTCCAGTTTAACACCTGCAGACTCTCCGCCCAGCAACTTGCTATGGACCGGATTGGTAGGTGCGTATGGTGTATTACGTCCTGGTATCAGTCAAGTGTTTTTAGAACAACAAGACGGTACCGAAGTTGCTGGTACTGTTGCATATGACCCAAGCGACGATCGCTTTATGTTGTTTACCATTGACGAAGATACAAAACCACAAAACACATTGTCACCAGTGAGGTCAGTCATTGATCCATTACGTAGCGGTCCTGGCAATGGGTTACCGGCTGCGGCTGTTGGGCAACGTTACTTGTTAACTGAGGCCACGGGCAGCAACACAGGTAATGCAGCCGATTGGGAAGGTACGTTGGGACAACCATTGATTGCCAAAGCCAATGATATTGTCGAATACATCGACGGCCAATGGCAAGTGGTATTTGACAATGCGTCGAGTCCGGACAATTTACAATATGTGACAAACATTACCACTGCAATACAATACAAGTGGACTGGTACTACTTGGGTTAAAAGTTATCAAGGATTATACCCAGGCGGTCAATGGAGAATTGTACTATAATGACACAATCAGCAGTTGGGGTTTGGTTTTTTAGCGTCAGCACACAGCGGTATCTTTATTTGTTGCGCAATGATACAAGACATCCAGATTCTTGGGGATTGCCCGGGGGCAAAGTCGAATCAGACGAAACACTGATGGCAGCAATGATTCGAGAGTGCCAAGAAGAAGTGGGTTCAATGCCCGACTATTTAAAGTTGGTTCCAATAGAAAAATTTACAAGTGCAGATGGAGGATTTTCTTATCACACATTCTTTTGCAGCGTTGCCAACGAGTTTGCCCCAGTATTGAACGAAGAACATATTGGGTGGGCGTGGATTGCCAGCGGTACATGGCCTAGACCCATGCATCCTGGGTTATGGTCAACTGTGAATTTTGATGCTGTGCGTGGTAAAATGTTTACTATTGAAAAAAGTATTACCTAACGTCGCAATACGTAACAAAAGTTCGATGGTCAATACAATTGACATTGGCGTTTTTACGCCACTCTATTGGCATAATGGTTTCTTCACCAACCAACGTAAATTTAACTGACGGAAACACGCTGATAACTGTGTTTACATGTGACATCCATTCACTGGTTAATCCTAGTGTTTCGTTGTTGTATCCTATCATAAAGATTTCTTTATGACCATCAAATGCTGCCAACCATAATATGAGTGCTTCTAAAGACATAACAGTGTTGTATGGTATCAAGTAAAACTCGCCTGGATTCATCAAACAGTTTCTTGTTGTGCTGTAAACAATATTGTCAGTTGAATACGTTCGTTCTAATATATCACTGAGTATTTCTTTGTTGGTTTCGACAGCAAAATCCAACCGCATCTCTTTGGTAATAGACCCTAATCCGTATGTTTGTAGTTTTTTTGAGCCAAGTAGCCCGCCTTTATGACGTTGTAGGCGTGTGTAGTCAAATCGTTCTTTGTCAACATCGCTGGCAATACAAGCAGCTCGGCCGCTGATGTGTTGGTTTTCAATTGGGTTTTCAACCCATTCTCTGTTTTGTGATTTTTTGCCGCCAGCCCATCTACTTTCGGTGATTACAAATTCACCTTCGTAATCACTTCGATATTGTTCTCTGATCATAGTCGGCCGACTGAAATCTCGATTGTGCCTTTGCTTGCGTCAGTTTTATCTTCTACTGCTTTACCAACAACACTGCCTGATGGGGGGTTGCTTTCATCTCGCCATGCTTCTGCATAACCGGGAGTGTCACTAGCAACCATTAAATCGCCTTTGCGGATTTCGCCAATTACTTTTGCAGGAACACGGCCTAACAATGCCATTGCAGGAAAAGTCGGATCATTGCGTTCGTCTTTAGGACTATTCATAACACAGTAAGGATCTGTGCTAACAATTCCGGCAATGCGTTTACTATGTTTTTCACTACTAATGGTAATTTCAGCATCGCCACCAAACACCAACAATGTACCCGGATCATATTCTGCATCTGCACGGTAACGTTCTGCAACGTCAGCATATTGTGCTTGTTTGGCGTTTGTTTCAAAACCGCCTGCGGTCGACCCATCATGTACGCGAATACTATCTACATCTGTATCGATACTTAATTCACCGGCACTTCCTGTAAATGAATTGTTCTGTGCAGTAGTTCCGCGTCTAAATTGTAATACCGTTGGCATCTTGTTCTCCTAGTGTTATGCTTATTTATCAGGCAAGGATGCCCAAATCTGTTGGCGTCGGGATATCGCCGGCTGGGTCCATCATGCTATACACTTCACCAAGGCTAACACCAAATGCGTCTGTGCCGCCTGATTCAAATGGTGTTTCTTGTGTGGTTTGTGCATAGTTATAACTTAAATCAAAATTGCCTTCTGAACTTGGTAGTGGAGTAACTGTGCTGTTTGGAAACGATGACGCTCCGCTGCCGCCGCCACCACTTTGTTCTATCCAGCTAAGTGTGCCGGCTCCATTGGTAGACAAAACATAATCAGAAGTTCCTGCATCACCAGGTAATACAAATGTTACATTACTGGCAACAGTTGCTGGTGGCACAATTGCAACATAATGTGAACTGTCGCTATCGTGTAAATATAGGCCTTGGCGGGCATTGATATTGATATTTCCAGTGGTTGTAATATTACCTGATGCAGTAACACTGGTCAATGTACCAACACTAGTAATATTTGTTTGTGTGGCTGTTTCTAGTGTACCTACTAGGTTAGTAAAGTTGGCTCTGGTACCATCAACGTTTCCAGCACTTACATTAGCTGTTACGCTTAAACTGTTGCCAATTACAACGTCATCGTTCAATGAAAGAGCAACATTGCTTTCTGTCCCAGACACTTGGTTGACTAAAACAGTTATGTTTGTGTCGCCTTCAAATTCAACTGTGTCTCCAGCTATGATTGCTTCAGTTGTGACACCATCGGTGATGCTAAATCCTGATGTACTTAGCGAGCTATCAACATATGCCTTGGTAGCAGCATCTGTGTCAGCAACAGGCGTTCCAATGTTTCCAATGACACTTGTATTGAAATCAATTGCGGAAGCGGCAGCAACATTCATATCACCAATGTTACTTGCACCAGTGGCACTGATACTACCAGCATTTACAGTTCCTGCCGTGGTTATATTGCCGCTATTAATGTTTCCTGTGACACTAATAGATCCTTCGTTTGTACCAGTTCCAATTATGGTTTGATAAGTAGATCCATCATTTGTGAATTGCCATTTAAGAGACCCTTCGGTCCATCTAATTAATGTGTTATTTTCATCGCCTCGTTGAACTGAAATGCCAGCATTAAGTGCCGGCGTTCCTGTTTGTTCAGCTGCAATGGTAATAATATTATCTTGTACTGTTAAATTTGTTACACTAAGATTGGTTGCATCGCCGTTTACAGTGAGATTCCCAGCAACTACTAAATTGTCATTGACATAAACATAACCAGTGCCATCTGCAGACAATGTTAAATTAGTATCAGCAGTTGAGCTGGTAATTGAATCCGTTGCGATTCCTGTATTAAAATTAGTGGCGGCGCCGCCTGCTTGACTAATGGAATATCCGGCACTTACTTCAACATTACCTTTGAGTTGTATTAATCCGCCTGGATTAATTTCAATGTCACCATTGCCGGTTGTCAATATACTAAGATTTTGATCTACATCAGCAGTTAATGTAATTGTTCCGGAATTGTCTTCAAGCACTTTTTGATTATTAACGTACAAAGAACCGGGGCCAACAAATACATCTTTCCACTGGAAAGTTGCTGATCCTAAACTTTGTATATTGTTTCCTATCGGAATAATATCACCGGCACTACCATCGAGATAGGCAGCAACTTCAACATTTCCGTAACTTTCGCTAGTGTTGGGAGCAAACACAAGAGCAGTTGTTCCTATGTCAATTGTACCGTCAGTTGTCAGTTTCCACTGTGTGTCAGCATAGGTAGCACCTTCGGTGACCATGACAATCATGCCGGCTTGGATTTCACCATCTTCGTTGCCGTCATTGGTACGAACCCATGTACCGTCTGATCCTATGCCAACCACTGCTACTGCATACAATCCATTTTCGCTGCCTGTGCTTTGACCTGTTACCAAAACACGATCGCCGGCTGTTAGAGAAACTCCGTCGACTACAGACGGTGCGCCACCGGTTAATGTCACATTGGAAACCGTGATCACACGAGTCGCTTGTTTGTAATCTATGTCAAAAATTTGTGATGCGCGAGGTTTAGTTAATCCCATTTGTTTTCCAGTTTGTTAGCTATATTTAGCCAAAAGAATAGGACCCGAAGGTCCTATTCTTTGTCAGGTAATACCAGCAGTTGCCTGCTGATATAAACCTTTTTAGAAGCGTCCGACTACAACTTCGATTGTACCTTCGGCACCATCATGGTTAGCAAGAGCTTTACCAATGATTGTTCCTGGTGCAGGATTTACTTCGGCGCGAGCCAAACCATTTCCAGCAGATACCATCAAATCACCTTTGCGCACAGTTCCGGTAACTTTACATGGTACACGACCAGTAAATGCTACAGTAACAACATGATCAGCAACCAAGTCACTATTCATTGTGTAAGCAGGGTTTGTACTAACAACACCAGCTACGCGAGCGTCAGCATCTGTACTTGACGTAACTTCAGCATCACCACCAAAAGACACAACTGTACCAGGAGCGTATTCAGCGTCAGCTGCATAGTTCTCTGCCAAGTCAGCGTATTGAGCTGATGAAGCAACACCGTAAATAGCTCCAAACGGATTAGTCGCACTACCAATGTCTTGCGAACCATCGGTTGTAGTAGGTACAAAGTCACCAGTGATGTTGACTTGTGGATTACCAGCTTGACTAGTTCCTAAAATAGCAGTTTGTGCCGAGTTAGTAATTTGAGTAACAGTGGTTGTTGTTGTCAACACACGACAGTCAATCACGTCGCCTGTAGCAGGAGCTTCGGTAAACGTTATTGTTGTTCCAGATACTGAGTAAGCAGTAGTTGGAATCTGTTGAATACCGTTGATTGCAACAATTGTACCTGATGTGGTTGATTCTTCACTTAGCGTAAAGGCAACAGTAACATCATCACCAGCAAACTGGTCATCAGTGATAACTGTAATCTCTTGCTGGCCGACTGGTGTCCATGCAGCATTGTCATACACTTCCATTGAGTTGAGTGCGGTGTTGAAACGCAACATACCTGTTACACCAACTGATGGGCGCTGTGCTGTGTTACCAACTGGAGCCAAGAATGAAGTAGAAGCATTCAATGCCAATACAGCACCTGTGGTCTGTGTAGCACTACCAATACTGATTGTTTCTGTTCCAGCATCAACAAAGAATATGTTAGCAGTTGTGTCACCACTTACAGCAAAGTCAACATCAGCAGCAGCTGAGTTAATTGTAACAACTCCGCCGCCAACGTCTGTAATGTCGTCGCCGCTGATAACAATGTTGCCCAAACTAGATGTACCAGCAGTTGTAACATTACCACCAGTGATTGTACCAGTTGCTGAAACCGTGCCGCCTGTTGCAACATTACCAACAGTAGCTGTTCCAGTAGCACTTACAGTACCGCCAGTTGCAACGTTGCCCAATGTAGCAGTACCAGTCGAACTTACTGTTCCACCTGTTGCCAAGTTGCCACCTGTGATTGTGTCATCACTTGTGATTGTACCAGTTGCTGAAACCGTGCCGCCTGTTGCAACATTACCACCTGTGATTGTAACATCACTTGTAATAGTGCCAGTTGCACTTACTGTACCACCAGTAGCTACGTTGCCACCTGTGATTGTGTCAGCACTTGTGATTGTACCTGTAGCACTTACTGTACCACCAGTAGCAACATTGCCACCTGTGATGGTGTCATCACTTGTGATTGTACCTGTAGCACTTACTGTACCACCAGTTGCTAGGTTACCAGCAGTAGCAGTTCCTGTAGAACTCATTGTACCACCTGTTGCCAAGTTACCACCAGTAATTGTGCCAGTAGCACTTACAGTTCCGCCAGTTGCAACGTTGCCCAATGTGGCAGTACCTGTTGAACTTACTGTACCGCTTGTAGCAATATTACCACCTGTGATTGTGACATCACTTGTGATTGTACCTGTAGCACTTACTGTACCACCAGTAGCAACGTTGCCACCTGTGATTGTACCTGTAGCACTTACTGTGCCGCCAGTTGCAACGTTGCCCAAAGTAGCTGTACCAGTTGAACTTACTGTTCCACCAGTTGCAATATTACCACCTGTGATTGTGCCAGTTGCACTTACAGTTCCGCCAGTTGCAACACTTCCACCTGTGATAGAACTTGTAGCACTAATTGTTCCAGCTGTGTCAACATTTCCAACTGTAGCAGTTCCAGTAACACTCAATGTGCCGCCTGTTACTAAATTACCAGCAGTAGCTGTACCAGTTGAACTGATTGTTCCACCTGTAGCAACATTACCTAACGTAGCTGTACCAGTTGAACTTACTGTTCCACCAGTTGCAATATTACCACCTGTGATTGTATCATCAGCAGTAACAGTACCTGTTGCACTTAAACTTGTGCCAGTAGCAGCACCAATATCTGGTGTCACAAACTGAGCACTTGCTTTAACCACAACAGCATCGCCTGTGATTGTAGTTGTAACTTCGTCAACGTTGACACTGAATACTACGCCAGTTAGATCTAAACCTTCGCCGGCTGTGTATTGACCAGCACCAGAGAACTGACTCCATGTAACTGCTGTTGTGCCAAGTGTACCGCCTGCATCAGATGTACATACCCAGCCTGTGTCAGCATAGTCAGAACCAGTTGTAACAAAAGTAAACGCACCTGGAAATTCTGCCCATACATCCATGTCAGTAGAACGAGCCCATGCTCCGGCACTGGCAACATAGATACCATTTTCAGCAGGAGCAGTTTGGTTCTTAACCAAAACACGATCGCCAGCAACAATAGCAATGCCATCAATTGTTTGAGCACCACTCAATGTGATATTGGCTGTTGTTGCGGCAATTACTGCTGCTTTAACGTTTAGACCTTCAGCAACTGAATCAACATATTGCTTGTTGGCAGCATCGCCGCCGTTAACTGGGTCAGCCAAGTTAAGAATTTTTGTACTGTTGGCATTGATTTCTGTACCAGCCAATGAAATAGCGCCAGCAGATGTAACAGTAACTGTTGCGCCAACAATGTCAGATGTATTGACATTTCCAGCACTTACGTTACCAGTTGTAGAAATAAATCCAGAACTTGCAACATTACCTAAAGTAGCTGTACCAGTTGAACTGATTGTTCCACCTGTAGCAACATTACCTAAAGTAGCTGTACCAGTTGAACTTACTGTTCCACCAGTTGCAATATTACCACCTGTGATTGTATCAGCACTTGTGATAGTGCTAGTAGCACTGATTGTTCCACCAGTTTGTACATTACCACCAGTGATTGTACTTGCAGCACTGATTGTTCCACCAGTTGCAACGTTGCCCAATGTAGCAGTTCCAGTTGAACTTACTGTTCCGCCAGTTGCCAAGTTGCCACCACTGATTGTAGCATCACTTGTGATTGTGCCAACAGCACTGATTGTTCCACCAGTTGCAACGTTGCCCAATGTAGCAGTTCCAGTTGAACTTACTGTTCCGCCAGTTGCAATATTACCAGCAGTAGCTGTTCCTGTAGCACTTACTGTACCGCCAGTGGCTACGTTGCCACCAGTAATTGTGCCAGTAGCACTTACTGTGGTAGCTGTTTCAATTGAGCCGCCTGTGAGTACACCAGTTGCACTCATAGTACCACCTGTTGCTACGTTTCCGCCAGTGATTGTGTCATCACTTGTGATTGTACCAGTTGCACTTACAGTACCACCAGTTGCAACATTACCAACTGTGGCTGTTCCAGTAGCACTTACTGTGCCGCCAGTTGCAACATTACCTACGGTAGCTGTGCCAGTAGAACTGATTGTTCCACCTGTTGCAACGTTTCCACCTGTGATTGTGCCAGTTGCACTTACTGTACCACCAGTTGCAACATTACCTAACGTAGCTGTGCCAGTAGCATTTACTGCGCCACCTGTTGCCAAGTTGCCACCTGTGATGTTGCCAGTAAGAGTAATACTGTCGTTCAATGTAACAGCAACATTACTTTCTGTTCCAGACACTTGGTCAACGGTAACAGTGATGTTGGTGTCGCCTTCAAATTCAATTGTGTCGCCACCTTCGACTGTTTCGGTTGTGACACCGTCACTGATACTAAATCCTGATCCACTTAGCTCGTCGTCAACATATTTCTTTGTTGCAGCATCTGCATCAGCAATTGGTGCGCCAATATTGCCGATAACGCTTGTGTTGAAATCAACTGTAGAAGCAGCAGCAACCAAAATGTCGGCTAAATTACTTTGGCCGGTTACATTTAAATCACCAGTTGCTTCAACGTTCAATGCTTTGGTACTGGCATAAGCAGTGATGTTGACGGTTGTTTCTGTTTCGGCTGTATCTGTAAACGCTGTTACAAATAGGCCTTGACTTTCGTCCCATACAAATGCGACGTTTGTGCTTGTACCACGTTGACCTAGAAAACCAATGTCAACTGAAGGTGCGCCTGATGCTGTTGATGCCAACAAAATAACCGGATCTTCAATGGTTGTAATGTTAGTGTCAATATTGGTTGTGCTTCCGGAAACTGTTAGGTTCCCGGAAACTGTTAGGTTTGATCCATAAACTAGGTTGTTAGCGATTTTTCCTGCGCTAATCGAATAATCAGTTAACTTTGAACTCGCAACAATTGTTGCGTCAGTTATCTGATTATTCTTAATTCTGGTTACAGCCATTTTAAGACTCCTTTATTATAATTTTTCCCGCACAGTACTCATTACCATACGTTCAATACTACTGAGAGTATTTACCGAATTCGTGAGGAAACCGCACTGGGTAGTTAATGTTCAGTGCAGGAAAAAGTTAGGATGTAATGGCGCTGCCGATAGCAATTTGCTTCCAACCACCGCCGCTGTATACCGCTAGGCATGGTGATCCAGAAGCTCCGTCCGAAACATAAATTACCTGTCCCGTTGCTACGTTACTTAACCCGCTAGCCTGGCTCACTGTGTATGTGGGCAATTGAAGGCTATGGGCGGCACTAATATCCAATATACTGGCATTGGTTATCTGTGCTACTGTTGAACTATTTATTTCAAAATTGATATTTCCACTTGCAGTGGTCGCAACTGTGGTATTTCCAACTGTGTTTGTCAATGCAGAAATTGTAGTGGTCACTGTGATAAAGCGAACTTGCACAGTGTCTGACACAATTGGAGTTGTTGTAAATGTCAACTGATCACCACTGGATACATCGTAATCTACCCCAGGTGTTTGACTAACACCGTTGACAGTGACCAATATGCCGGCTGCTGTGGCGTCTTGATTCAGTGTAAATGTATCAGTAACTCCGTCTCCTTCAATGGTTTGGTTACTGACAACCGACAACCCGTCACCAGCGCTTTTCCACACAGTTCCGGTGTATATTTCTACAACATTTGTATCTGTATTAAGACGCAACGTTCCAGCAATCGCTGGGTTTGGTCGCTCGCCTGTGTCACCAGTTGGAATTGAAACACCGGCAGTTCCTTCGATTTGAACTATTCCAGTGCCGGTTGCTTCTAAAATTATATTGCCATTGGCCTGACTGTTGGAAATCGTATCGCCGCTAAACGTAATATTTCCTGTGTCGGCTACGCCAAGCCCAAGAGCGCCTATGTATCTGGCACCGGCAATGTACACGGATTTACCAGTGACGCCTGTGCCAATTTCACTAGGAATATTTGTATCGTTAAAGTTTAATACGCCTGATTGATAGTCAAAGAACCATCCGTCGCTATTTCCAGAACCTGCTTGGAACAGTTGTGTGCCAGTGGTTTGTGGGGTAACTGACCCAGCATCGTCGACATAAACTTTGACAAGATATGTTGACCCAAATTGCGAAGGTACCCAATTGACTACATTGGTTTTCCAAGTTTGGTTGTCAGGTGCAGTGAGGTCTTCGGTACATTCAATTGTTTGTGTCCATGCACCAGGTGTGTCTTTGTAAATTTGTATAATACTACTAGTAGCAGTTGGTATTACTGCCGGAATTTCTCCGCTGTTGGTTAATATTAAATCAGCACGGTACAACAACGGGCTAGGTATACTTTCGTTGAACGCTTCCTTGTTTGCCGGAGGTGCTGTCTTAGTAGCACCAAAGCCAAGTTTTTTCCAAAGATAATCAAGTTTTTGTGAGTCGGATGCCATTAGCTTGCTACTCCGATTGATACTGCTGTAATACTTTGACCAGAACTAAGAGCAATTCTAACCAACACGTTGTTGCCTGTAGAGTTACTCATATTTTGTTCACCAAAAGTTTGTGTATAACTGACATTTGAAATTGCTGTTGCTGTGGGAATTCTATCAGCACCAGTGAGCGCACATCCGTTGCTGCCGTTGCCACCGGCGGCAGTGTCTGCACCTGGTACTCCAGCGCCATTATATTGCAAAGTGCAATCTAACCATCCGTTTATTGTTGAAGTTGGACCAACAGCACTGACAGTAGTGTCGATGCTAGATCCTGGCAAAGCTATCCACACACCAGCTATTCCGGTGGACGATGTTAACGTAATATCGAAACTAGCAGCGGCTTGTCTTTGAAACGCAAATGTAAAATATTGTGTTCCACTTCGTCCAGTGCTCAAATCTGGTCCAACTGGCAAGTAACCTGCTGACAAGTCAGTTGTAAAGTGTTGTGCTGTGCCCCATCGTATGATTGACTCATCTGTTCCAGCAACAGTTTCAGCGCCAGACCATGCATCATCTGTGTAGAAGTTTGTGCTTGCCGAAAACGCAGGATTGTCTCCGCTTAGACCTAGTGCTACACGGACACCATCATTGGTATATACGCCGCCACCTAAACTGTCACTTACTGGAATAGCAGATTCATCAATTCCTGTTAATGATAAATTGTAAACTTGAACTTTTGTCGGTAACTGAACTGTGGTACTTGTTCCGTTGACGTTGATCATTGACGCTTGTAATGTAGCAACTGCTCTTGCCGACCCATCAATTGAAATACTTTGATTCCCAAGTGTGTAATCGGCTGCAATGCCAATGTTGGCATTTGGTATGCCGCCTGTTAGCATTGACGGAGCGCCGTTGATATCAGCATAGGATTTGCTCTGGGAGTTGATAATACTTCCAGATGTGCCTTCGTCGGTTGTGCCCGACGCAACTGTCAATGGAGTTGCTGTATTGCGATATGTTTGTCCAGTTAAATCAGCCACTGCCAAACTGGTGACTGTAATCGACGGGCTGCCTGTATTATAATACGGAACACCGGAGATATACCTGTACGTTCCAGCAGATGCTTCTGTCATTGTTACACTGGCAGTATCAACTGTAGGTACCACAGTCAAGTTGTCTTTGACAAAACCCGTAGCGTTAGTGTTGCCAGTGGTCGAATGTCTCAGTTGGTAATCGTTATATCCAACTGTCAACGCAGCCAAAGTTTGACTAATTCTGGCAGAAAATACTTTATAAAATCCTGTTGGGTAAGTGGCATTGATTGCTGTGTGTGCGTCTTCATCTTCGGTGACAACCAACGAACTGTATGTTCCAGAAGAATCAGTTGCAGTATTAAAAGTCACATTGCCTGTAGCACTGCCACTTATGTACGATGTCAACGTATTTGTCGACAGCGATGTGTTAGCATCTGCTATAGTCGAACTTACAATAGGTGTACTGGTTATATATCGTGTCACGCTTGAGCCAGCAGCTGGTATATTGCCGCTTGTGTTGTCATCTGCGGCCGCTGCCAGTAACGGACTATTGCCCTGACTGCCAGTTGACAATGACAATGTTTTTGTACTCACAGCACCAGGCGCCGTCGGGTTAGTGGCAATATTAATATAACTGCTTCTTGTTTGAACATTTGACTGTGCTAGTGTTCCGGGTGTACCATAACTTGTTAGCGCAACTGTTTTAGATCCTGTTGTGGTATAAGTGTGCGTTATGTTGCCGCTGCCAGGTGTGCCAGGGCTGCCTGCATTGATGTTGCCGCTAGTAGTTGAATCGCCCCAGGCAAAATCAAATACGTTACCGTTTTGGCTTGTATTTTCGTAAGTAAACAATGCACGATCATTGCCGTTATAATCAGTATAAATGTATCCTGTTTGTGCTGTTGCTCCCGTAGCATCAGACTGAGTGACAGCTACGCCAGCAAATGCACTACGCACTTCTGGTTCTACAGAGATTACAATATCACTTGAAGTAAAAGGACTTGTGCTATACCCAGTGTAAATTTGTAAATTTGCTGTATAGTTTACAACTGTTCCGCCTGCTTGTTCTCCAGATGTCAACGCAAACGTATGTGTTATGTTGGCTGCACTGGGATTGCCTGCTAGCCCAGATTGAATATCTACATTACTGACATTGCTGTCGCCCCACACAAATGAATACTTTTGTTGTGCTCCAAATGTTGCAGTATCGCCTGGGCTAGTGCTTGTATCGTTGCTAAAGCTAACTATACCTCCACTGGTTGCCGCAGAATTTATTACTGTTAATGTGTTAGCAGAAAACGCCGGAGTCTGTGTTGCATAAACATACATAAAACCGGTTGACGATACATCTGTTACAGGTGACGGGCCAGCAGTGTCACTAGTTGCTGATAGCACAATTCCATATCTTGTATCTGTATTTGCAGCAGTGTTGTATGTGTGATTTTGCGTTGTCCAATTGCCAACAATGTCAACATTGGCAGATCCATCTCCCCAGTCTAATTCATATGAGGACGCATTAGTTGATGTATTGGTAACTTCGGCGCCAGATCCTGTATCAATTACGTTGTCGGTAATGGTAAATGCAGCAACTGGACTTGGTGTGTAAAGTGTAATATAGTCTTCGACTGTTGACGACGAAGTTGACCCTTTTGCTCCAAGAGAGACATTGCCAGAATACGTGCCGTTGGAATTAAATGCAGTAAATGTTACATCAAACTGGCCACCGCTGACGTTGTTATAATTATGAACAACTATGTTGCCAGCGGTGCTGGTATTGCCGTCGCCAAAATCCCACAAAAAACTGTCTGCATCTCCAATGTATGTTCCAGTAAATGTAACTGCCATAGGACTGGGTCCTGCTGTTGGTGTTCCTGAAAATGCAGCTCGACCAACATACGTGCCATTTGCAATATTCAATGCAACCTGATTCAAGTCATCAATACTGTCAGTGACAAAAGTTGCTGTTGTCCATCCTGGGTATGCTACATTAACAACAAGGCTACTGTCCGTCGGAGTTCCGAGAGCAATAGCATTACCAATTACAGAATTGCCAACATTTCCTGTTGCAAAATCTACATATTTTTTTGAAGCAACGTCTTGGTCCTGTACTGGATCAATAACATTGTTGATGTAATTTGTACCGACGTTGATATTGCCTGTTGATGGTATTGTAATGTTTCCCGTGATGAAATTTCCATCAACTGTGGCATTCCCGGCTACTTGTAAATTGGCAACATTTGCTGTGCCAGTTGACAATAATTCTGTTGTGGTGATATTCCCAGCTAACACATTACCTGAAATATCTAATGCAACTGACGGGGTTGCATTGTTAATGCCAATTTGACCGTTTACTACGTCAACAAACAACACCGGAGTATCAGCTATTGTATCTGTAATTGCCAGATTAGCACCATCTCTTTCAAGATTGTCTTTTAACATCTGTCCTGCAATTTTACTGATAGCCATTAATTTTTTCCCTTATGGGGTATTTAGTTGTTTAACTGGTACTGTGAATTACGTTGACAGGCAAGTCGTTTGGTGGCGCACTGGTAAACGTAATATCGTAACCGCCGTTGACGGTATAGTTTGTGGTGGGTATTTGATAAACACTTCCCACAAACACCATAATTTGTTGCGGTGCACTTTCGGGCTCCGACATTGTGAAGATAGTAGTAACACCGTTGCCAACAAAACTATCAACTGTGTACTGTATTGCTCCGCCGGCAGCAACACTTTCCCAACTTGTACCGTTGTAGTATTCTAGTCCGGCTATATCTATGTTGTACCTAAACTGACCAAACACTGGCATTCCAGGACGATCAGCAGCAGTTCCTGTAGGTAGTCTAATTGCAGTACTGCCCGAGGACGCCACCCGATTTTTTACCCAATTTCCCATGTTATACGCTAATTGAACTCACTGTTATGGTAAGGCAATCTGCTATGTTGGCTTCCACTTCGATCAAATCATTGTCATCAAGAATAATTTTTTCAGTTGAAATAACATATGTGTCATTGGCTGTAATTTCCAATTGCGAATATACCATGTTGGTATCAGCAGAAGATGTACTGTCGTCACTGTTGATCACAAACACATTTGCTGTGCAAGTGGTCGAAGTTGTGTTGCACAGATACATTACTGTGATAGCTTGTTGTCCCACCGCATCAAATACTGTGGTTGGATTAGTGCTGTCTAATCTAGTGTTGGTAATTGCCATTTTTGTTCCTTAAAATATAATGCCGAATACAATTGCTTTGGTTTTGCTGACCAATTCATCGTCTACAGTTGGACTTATGACATAAACGCCAGTGCCACCTGAGCCTTCGGCTTTGTTGTATAGTGCTGCCACGTTGGGAGTAGAAGCAGGTGTTGACACAATATTGGCCAACACCATTTGACCTGTTATGTTTACTTTGGCATTGCCAGCATCAAATGTAAATGCTGCATCGCCTGAAAATGTTCCTGCTCCGTTGTACTGTACAGCATTGAACGGAGCGCCTGGTGATATGCCGCCTGTTGAAATAGTCGAGTAAGGAGTTATTGCTCCTCCGTCACCATCAACAGCAGGACTAATTTCCCAATCACCGGACACGGTGTTGAACCGTAAACCAGCAAATGTTGTTGATGATTTTTGAGCCACCAATCCCATGCTTTGTATTGTACCGTTGTTGTCGTATGCAACTGTGATAAACGGGTCTGTGACTCTAAGCTCAGTAGAGTCAATATATGTGATATTACCAACTACATCTAGGTCAGCATTAATGGTCAGCGTGCCAAGGCCATCCGCTACTGTGATGGTATAATCGTCGCTGGTATTTTTTACTGTGGCCATTTATAGATCCTTTTGATTATTTATCCGCATTTGAAAGGTCGCTAAATCCTCGTGAGCCAGGTTTGTGATATTGTCCAGTGCTGGTAAACGTGCTGTAGTGTTGCCGCAGACACGAATAAACTGTGTTTTAGAAAAATCTTTTGTTATTTTTGTCAACTGTTTTACCCAATTTCCTGTGTATGTGGGTGCTGACCCCGAGGGTTTATAGAACTCTGTGCCTTCGTACATGTTGTTGAATTGATTGTGCACACTGGGTCCCATGTCGAACCCTATAATATAAATTTTGGTATTTTGATCAATTGCTGCTATGCCCACAGCATTTGGACCAGAACTGTAGCCGTAATATTCCTGTGGTACACGATGTGCTCCAAGTCCTTCAATGGGCTTGCGGGTATAAAATTTATTTTTAACAGGATAGCCAGTTTCTTGTATTCGTTGTGCAATGGCGCGATCTGTGGCCACAAGGACATCGGGTGTGAACTCTCGATAAAGAGCATTGCACCCGTAAATTTTCCCCAGTTTTTGAATACGTTCCAACGGCAAGCCAGATCTACTGACGCCGTTTCCCAACACAAATGCCACAGTCATAAAAAAATCCCCACGGTATTTAACTGCGGGGATTGAATGTTGAAAATTAAGTAACTGACTTATTAGGTTGTACTGTCAACTTGTGCTAGGTTCAATGTACCGTCGCTGTTTTGTTGAGTAGCAGCCCAAGTATCAACTTCTGCACCAGACTTGTCAAATGTTGACGAGTCACTAAAGAAGTTGGATGCGTAGTCAATGTTGTCAACTGTAGCAGTGTAGGCCCATACATCGCCAGTGTTGGCAACACCGCCAGCGCCGCCGCCGTTGAAGTCTTGCACAAACTTGTTGGTCAACTTGCTGATGTAAACGTTGGTACTGTCATCAGCAACTGCCATAGCAATGTTCATATTGCCAGCAGTTGGAGTTCCGGCTGCTGCCAACACACACTGACCAACTTCAAATGCTGTGCCAGTTGAGCCACCAGCTGACGCTGCTGTTGGAGTGAACAATGTGCCAATTGCGGCGCCTACAGGAGCACCCATTGCTTGCCAGTCTGTATCGCCAACCGCAGCAATTTGAAGCGCAACACCGACTACTGCGTTTGCAGGATCAATAGCAGCAGTGGTTGCTACCAAAAACTTACGAGCACCTTTCTGACGAACAATTGCGCCTGCTGCTGCACCAGAAAAGCTGTTGGCAATATTTACTGTCACAGCAACAATAGGATATGTGGCACTGACACCAGCGCTGTCAATACCGCCTACTACGCCAGTGAATGGCAAAGGTGATGTTGGTGGCTGTGGAAGTACAACAGTATTTGTGTCCATTGCAGTCGGTGCTGCAAATGGAGTATAACCTTGATCAATTGGTGTTGATGAGGCTACGTTGTATTTTTGAATTTTTAGAGGACGACCCATTTTGTTTTCTCCTTAAAGAAGTCCGATGCAGGTTCTAGCTGCTACGCGGCTGGTGTGCCGCATAAAACACCGTATTGTGTTGACAAGTATTTAGCCATAATGATATTTTGATCCCAACCCAAAAGCTGTGTAAATATTGCCATGCAAAACACAGAACTTCTTATTGCTCAAGGCAACACTTTTAGAGAACAACATCAACCCGAAATGGCATTACAGCAGTACATGCATGCCATGGTCCAGGACAGATACTCTGCCAGTGCATTCAACAACTATGGCAATGTGTTGAGAGAACTGGGTGATCCTGCAGGTGCTATTCCGTTCAATCAGCGTGCTGTGCAACTTGATAGCAACACTGTGACCAACCATTTTAATCTTGCTGTGGCCTACTTGATGAGCGGCGACTATGCACAGGGGTGGCCTGCATACGAAGCCAGACACAACTTTGAACACTTGAAAGGCACACTGCCAGAATATCCTTGGCCTGTATGGAACAGCGAAGACTTGCAAGGCAAAAGTATTTTTGTACGTGGCGAACAAGGACATGGCGATATTATTCAGTTTGTGCGCTTTGTACAAAACTTAAAGAACATCGGTGCTGCTGTGACCATACAAGTGACCGATGCCATGGTGTCACTGATACAGTCAAGTGGAGTAGGGCAAGGGGTTCAAGTACTGACTTATAATCAAGATCCAGGTGAACACTTTGATTACTGGATTCCACTGATGAGTATTCCCGGAAAAATAAATGTGCGTGTTGAGAACTTGCCCACTACTATTCAATACCTGGATCCTGGGCGGCAATTGACCGATGACTGGCGTAGAAACTTGGGTTCCAAAACAAAACTGCGTGTGGGGTTTGCATGGAGTGGCAGACGCGACAGTTGGATCAACCAACACAAAGCAATGCCGTTTGAGCACATGCTTGAACTGGTCAAAACTAATCCCAATTATGACTGGTACAACTTGCAAGCTGATTGCACAGCGGAAGAACAACAGCAACTGGTCAACGCAGGTGTGCATTGTTTTCCAGGTGGTACTCCTGCATTTGCTGACACAGCCGGGCTGATTGCCAATCTTGATGTGGTCACCAGTGTTGACACTGCCACAGCACACTTGAGTGCAGCATTGGGCAAGCCCACTTGGATCATGTTGAACAACTATGCACCGTGCTGGCGCTGGCTGCTGAATAGAGACGATACTCCGTGGTATGCCACAGCCAGATTGTTCCGTCAACCCGCAATGGGCGACTGGGCGTCAGTTGTGAAAAAAATCAACTTGCACTTAAAACTGTTTAAGATTTAACTGGCTTTTGTACAACTGGAACTGGCGGCACTGGTGCGAGTCGGGGTTGGTTGAGACCCTGTGCTGTTCCCACAGGGCTGGTATGCTTGACAGGAAACAATCCTGAGTATTTGATTTGTGCGATCATTGTGCGAATATTTAGTCAATAAAAAACGCCCCGAAGGGCGTTTTTGTTTTTTCGTTTCCGAAAAGTCTTTTTCTGATTAGGAGAAAGACAAGTTTTGCACAGCGATTTCGCCAACATAATCAGCAGCGTTACCGAATGAACTTGCAGTGTTAGTAAGCTCAACGAAGCCATAACGTGTCATAAATGATACGACTGGTTCGAATGTTGATGGATCCAACACAACTCCACTGCTCATCAATGGAATGTATGGGCAATAGAATGCGGCTGCATCAGCTTCACTAGAACCTTTGTATCCAACTAGAACTGGACTTGAGTCTGTAGCGTAGCTGTTGACAAACACACGCATTGCACCGTTCAATGTTCCAACAAACTTGGTGTTTGTAGGAGCTTCAAATGTGCCTTCTGTTGTGCGAGCAAAAGCACTAGTTGTAGCACTTTGTAGAACTGTCAAACTAGCTGGTGAAACAACAGCCCAGTTACCAGCACCACGACGTGTGCGTTGTGCAATCAAGTTGGCAACACGGTTGATTAGAACTGCCAATGCGGCATGCTCGTCACCAACGAATGTGGCTGTACCTGATACAGTAGCTTGGTTGTATGTGTACTCAGTAGCGGCCAAACTGCTCAAGCTCAAGAGAATCTCTTGGTCAATTTCAGCAGTAATTTCTTGGGCCAAAGCTGCCATGATTTCTGCTTCAACGTCAATACCATGCATGGCTTGTGCGTCTTGTGCAGATTCAAATGTCCAGCGAGCTTGCAACTTACGTGTCTTGGCTTCAACTGCTTGCTTCAAGATTTGTACAGAGACTGTCTTACCGCCGTTGCCTTCCATGGAAGCTGTTGAAGCGCCTTGGTAGTTGGTGGTGGTTGTGCCTGCATTGTTTGCAGCAGCTGGGCTTGATGAATAAGCTGTAGCAATTGTGAACGGGCTCAATGCTTCTTGACCAGCAGCAACTGAAGTAGCAGCAGCTGAGTTGTCTGTTAAAGCACTGGCGTAACGTACACGCAATGTGTGGATCTGTCCAACTGGACCTGTCATTGGCTGAACACCAACCAACTCGTTAGCAATAACAGTTGGCATGACACGTCGGATAACTGGTAGAATCACACGGTTTAATGTGGCGATGTTACCAGATGCTGTTGAACCAGCACTTGCATTTTCTTTCAAGTACTTGCGTGTATTCTCAAGAATAACGTTCATACTACTGCGCTTAGAACCGTTTAGACCTTCAAGTAGTGCTTCCTTGGTCTCGTCCCAGCGACCTTCTAATAATTGTTGTGACATTTTATGTCTCCTTTAAAATTAATTCAACCCTGCCAACCGCTTGATGTCAATTACATTGCTGGTATCAGCAACTTCTTCAACATATTGGCTACGGGCAGATTTATCGCCAGTGACTGCGGACACGGATTCTGTAATTACTTTTTGGGCTTTTACAGAGCGGTCTGTTAGAACAGCTGGAAGATACTTTTCAAATGCGTTTTTCAAACGTGATGTTTGTACGCTTTCGAGTAAACTACTCATGACTTCGGCTTTTTCCTTGTTTAAAGGAGCCAACAAGTGATCTAATGTGGCTTGACGCTCATTGGATTCCTTGATCATGCGTATTTCACGCTCTTTACTCTCATTAAGAACTTTTGCATTCTTAATAAGTTTGATGGCTTCAGACAGTTTGGAATCTTTTTGTGCAATTGTGTCGTGTAACTTGCGTACTTCTGCCTTCTCATTGAGATGGGTAGCACCAAATTCACTTGCATATGCTTCAAAGATACGACGACCAAAATTGTTCTCACGAGCAACTTTGATGTCTTCTTGTAACTGACTGAGTTCAGCCTTTAGATGTTGGCTTACAGCTTTGCTCATTTTCTGTGCTGATTCTTTTACAAAACGGCGCTTCAATGATTCTAGCTGGCCACGTGCTTCGCGGACTAAACGAACTTTTGTTTCCACAACAGCTTGTTTGTCGGCCGCAAATTCTTGAATTTCACGGGCTAGTGCATGCACAATAAAGCCTTCCAATTTCTGGAGTCCTTCATTGTGTTGCTTGCGGTCTTTGCGCAACTCGCCAATTTCTTCGGCTAATTTAGAAACCATGAAGCTGTTGAACTTCGTTGCGGATTCTTTCATTTTGCCATTGAACTTGACACGATCTTCTGAAATAGCTTGCTTTTCAGCAGCAATTGCTTGGATCTCAGTTGTAAGACCTTCTTTTACCATACGATCTAGGGCTTCCACCATCACTGTTTTATCATGTTCATAGCGTTGTGCAAACTCTTCGCGTAGCTCTGCACGTACTTGTTCACGAGCTTCTGTCATCTTGGCTTCCCAAGCTTCAGAGATCTCCTGGCGAGTTTCCTCGGTGATCAAATCGCTGTCTAGTAACGGTTTAATAGCATCTAACATGCTTATTCCTCCCTAATTTTAAGATCTTTGATCAGCTTCACTATTCCGCTTTTCAAATATCTTTGTACCTTGTTGTCCACCCCGGCTTCTTTTGCCACTTCCAACAATCTATGTCCGTACTTCATGTTCATGAGGCCTTCGTAAATTGCTGTTGGGTATGCATTTGGAGCACTGGGTTGTGCAACTACATCTACAGTAACTATTTCAAAGTCACTGACATGTCCTGTTCGGTCGTCGACATTTCCTGATCCACGACTTGAAACACCTAATTTAACACCGCTGTCCAACATGGTTTTGACCAGTTGTCCCATTGGCGTAGGTAATATTTTTAATTTTCCATAACCTATTGCGCCGTCGCACCACATTTTATCTATGGTGTGACTGACACGGTCTAAGTTAATTTTGAGATCATCCGGATGATCTACTTCGCCTAATACCGAGTTGCCATTTTCAAGTTGTTCATTGATCGTGCCAACTGCTTTACGGATCTCGTGAGCCGGGTATATTCTTTCGTTGGCATTGCGCTTATCGCCTTCGATACAGATACCTTGCATGTAAAGGGTCTTACCAGAACCGTCAGCAGCTTCCTCCGTGAGCACTTTTACTTGTGCTTGGTGGAAGCTGAGATGTTCTTGTAGATAACGAGCCATAATCTATTAAACCGGTGACTTGGTGTTTACACCAGCAGCTTGTGTTGTAACAGGCTTTGGTGCGGCGCCTTGTGCAGGACTAGTTGTCATGCCCATGTCTTTGGCAGCAGGAGCAGAACGGCCTTGTGCAGTATCACCAGTCATTTTAACTGGACTAGCTGCCATGCCTTTAGCACCACTGTTAGCGGCCACTGTGGACTTGCTGTTTGTTCCAGCAGGTTCTGTAGTAACTGGCTTTGGGGCTGCTTTAAGATCAACGTTTTCCATCATGCCCATTTCTGGCATCATTTCTTCGTCGTCCATTTCAACGTCTGCATCCATATCCATCATGTCTGCGTCCATTTCGTCTTCGGCTTCTTCTTCTCCGCCCATCATGGCTTCAAATTCGGCCATTAGTTCGTCGAGCTTGTCTTCGAGATCAACAACACGGTCTTCGATGTCATCTTCTTCGTCGGCTAATTCGTCTTCTTCGCCTGCTTCGGCACCAACTTCAGCGCCAAATTCTGCGGCTGCATCCATTTCTTCTTCGCCTTCGCTCATACCTTCTTCTTCGGTCTCAACGTCAGTGATCAAATCGTCAGCAGCGTCGCCGTCGTTCATCATGCCTTCTTCGACTTTTTCTTCGTCGTCTTCAGATTCTTCTTCTTCAGAGACTACTTCTTCGTCCATTAAATTTTCATAAATTTCGCGTGATGTTTCAACTACGATTTCATGAAAAAGTGCTTGTGCTTCGTTTTCTTCGTCGTTAATTACGTGTTCAATTAACTTTTCAAATTTTGATGTCATAATTTTCCTCCAGTAGGTTATGGCTCATGTTTATTACTTACTCAGAAATAATAAACTTGGTACTTTTAGACTCAAAAACTGGTGTTTTTGGCGTAAAATTACAAGCCGGGAGGTTGAGCAGGCGGAGCGTATTGTTTACGAATATCTTTGAGTTTTTCATTATATTCGTATTGTCTCACGTCCGACATCTGTCGTAGTTTGGATAGTTGCTTCAATGTCAAACGAGTTTTACGCAATTGGCCTTGCTGGGGCTGGCTGTTGTCCTGGGAGATATCTTGATATCCTTCAGGTTGCTTTTGGTACAGTTCGTTTAAAATCATAAAAGTATTTATGCAGTTGGGGGCGGAACAGCAGTAGGTGCAGTTCCTGGACCAGCAGGCGCGCCTGGCACAGCGCCTATATCAGCACTGCCTTCTGGTGGCATTGCAGCAAATGCATCGCCGGTTTCAATATCACCTTCCATGCCAGCAGGGGTAATACCAATACTGCGTAGGTCTTGCCCTTGTGTGGTGTTGAGCTCTGGTTGGTCACGTTCCTCAAGCCATAACTTGCTGTTCTCTGCAATTTCTTCTTGACTCAATCCCAAGTAACGTTCCATCAAGAAACGCTTGCTCATATAAGGCAATTGCTCCAACGATGCAAATGTACTGACTCTGCTGGTGTCCATTTCTGCTTGACGGTAGCTGGCAAAGTTCTGTGGTGGACCAAGTGTGATGTCAAAAATACTATTGTCAATGTTGAACCCACGCCACTTCATGAACATCTTGAATTCGTCATCTAACTTTTGCATGATCAAACGCTGCAAGCGTTCGCAGTACTGGTTGAAACGATATTCTTGAATCAGTGCTGTTCCTACTTTTCCGTCGTTCAATGCACGGTCCGAGTCGTCAGGTCCAGTGGGCAAGTAACTGCTAGGCACACGCAAACCACGTGCCATTTTGTTGTTGAAATACTTCAAGTCATCAATTTCACCAAGACCTGTACCGCCTGGCAATGTGTCTACACTACTGCCGCGGCCGTCTGCTGTTTGGGGGAAGAAGTAATCTTCGTTGATGCTCAATGGATTGTAGGCGGCATCCATCATGTTGGCGCCGCCGCCGCTGACAGTGGGAATTCTACGCTGGTGCATTTCGTTTTTGACACGCTCAACAAAGGCCATGGCCATGTGACTGGGCATGTTGCCCACGTCAATTTTAAACACTCTACGTTCTGGCGCACGACTCACACGATAGATCAGCACTGAATCTTCTAGCAGTTCTTTTTGCTTGTAGACTTTGTAGATGTTTTCCAAGATACTTTGTCCAAATGGCCAAAAGAAGTCAAGTCCTTCATTTAAACTCAAATGCACCACGTGTTTGGAATCCACAGTGGTTTCATTCATTGCTTGTGTAAATCTGCTGTTGCCGCCAGCACCACCGTAACCGCCACCTCCGCCACCATTGGGTGCTGAATAATTGTTTTGTCCCACAGAACCTGTGGCACGACTCACATAGTAATCGCTGGTGGTTTTGGGAGCAATACTTAAATTTTCAAAGTTGGGATTGATGTCACGAATGACATACTGTTCAGGTCTCTTGCCTTCACTTTCATTTACAATAACTCTGCTGACTTTGACCATGTCAACCCAGTACATTTCAAATGTTTCTGGATCACGCACAAACACTTGATCGCCATACTTGATGGTGTTGCGGAACAGTTTGAACATGCGCTGATCCAGTTTGTTCAACTTGGTCCACTGTTGCAATTGCTTTTTGATAATTTCTACTTCATGATCAGTGGGAGTATCTTTGAATATAATGTCAAACGGTGTGTTGTTGTCTTCGTTGTTTTGTGTGCTGAACTCAGCAATGATGTCTAAACATGCATTGATCTCTGAATCCATGTCCATGTTTTCGTACTGGTTATAACGTTCAACACGGTTGGGATGACCTGAATACACTTCTGGTAAACGGCTGGCATAGTTTCTAAAGGCAAAATCGTTAGCAGAACCTGTGTTGCCACTGCTGGTTTGTCGGCCGTAACCAGGAAGTCCGTCGGCTTTGTTTCCGGAAATAGGACTTAGCTGTCCGTTGGCATCACCGTCGGCAATTTTAAAATACTTGCGCCACCCACCATTGCGCCCGTTTCTACCGTTGTTTGATTCAGCCATTGAAATTTTCCTTTAACATACAACACATATTTAGCGCATGTTACTGTGCGTACTGTAAAAGTTTCTGTGACACACCCAGCTGATTTTGCATCACACGCACTATATCGTCAAGTCTTGACAGTTGTGCTGACATCAGTCCCATTTGTTCGCTGTTGCCTTGCATTTCAACTGGTATGCTATTGCCATTGGGCAACGGTACTACTGCTTCTGTACCGTGTAATGTAGTTTCGTAGCCAGATTCTGGTCCAGTTGCAATGCCGCCAAATTTGTATCCAGAAACTTCAGCATGGATGTGTCCGCCAGTGGCTTTACTACTTGGCCTACTATACTCGTCTTTAACATTTTTTGCACCAGGAAGGCCGCGAACCATTTCTGCTATTTCTTTGGATTTTGATGGATCATTTATTGTAAAGTCCAGTGCGTGACCAGTTTTGTGTGCGCTGTTGTAGTCCAGACCCTGATGATATCTGTCGTTAAATCCAGTGAATCTTGTTAGGTCTCCACCTAATTTATCGTTTATAGCATGTGCAAGAGCAATAATACGCTGATCTGATTCGCCGCCTGCTGTTGCTTGGCCAGCTGGCCCACCTTTGATTGGTAATCCAGAAAGATCTGGTGTGCTGCCACCTGATGCTCCGCCGCCAGATGGCCTGGATGATTTTGGGGTTATTGATCTACCGCCTGATGGCCTGGGCGCTACATTACGTTTCTTGGTTTCAACGCCCATCATGTTGGCCATTTTTTCCATTGCTGTAATTGTAGTTTCGGTTGCGGTTGACATACCTTTCATTGCAGTGGTGACTGGCCCTATACCCGCATTGATCAGATCATTGAGACTATCACGTGCTGTACGGTTATTGTCACGTGTTTTGTTTGCATCTTTGGTATTTTCATCTGTTACTTTTTGATCTTTTTTAGCTTGTGCTAATCTTTCGTCGTAGGTGCCACTTTCGAGATATGCTTTTAACTTCATTTGTTCTTGAATTGACAAGAACGTATCGTTGTTGGCTCCCATCTTGGCCAACTGTAATCCGCCGCCTTGCAAGTTTTTGGTAATGTCTTTTAATGCGGCTGCTTGGAATTCAGCTTCTGTGAATGTTTTCTTGCCTGCAACTGCTGCTGCATTGGGCATTGTTAATAATAATTTCTGTGCTTCTGGATTGTTCAAACTGCCGGATAGAATGTTTAAGAAACCTTTTCGTGTTTCTGGAGCCATTTTATCAAGCATTATTTGTGTGCCTTCGGCGGCTTTGATTTGGGCCTTGGCTGCTTCGTCACCCATGTCAGCACGTTGTTGCAATTCGTATTTGAAAGCAGCATAACGTTCCTCTGCCATTGCACTTTCTCTGGACGCTTCTTGCTCTGCTCTATTCTTACCTGTAATTTTAGCTAATAAATCTACTTCTCTGACATAGTTTTGTGATGCAGCAATCAACTGGTCTGTGGACATGCGTTGGCGGCCACCGGTCAGTGTTTGCATTTTCATGAAGCCAGCAATGCCCTTGTTGATGTCATCAACACTGATACCCATTTCCCGGAACTGGCGGCCAACATCACCTTGCTGTAATGAGTTTGCAACATTTGCAAACTCAGTAAGTCCGCCACCTACTGTTTTTCCAAAACTGGTCAATGTTGAAGAATTTTCACCAACAATGGCCACAAACTTGTCCAACTCGTTGACGCCGAGGTTGAGTTTTTTTAGATTATCGTAAACAGATTGTATGCCACCTGCACCAGCAGCGCCAATCTTGGACATTTGTTCATAACTTTCAAACAATGCATCTGTTTGCTTGTTTACTGCTTGTGTGTATTCGCTTACACCTTTGATTGCAGTTTTAAGGGCAGTACCAACATACGGAAGCATCCCAACCAAGTCGCCTATAGCATCGCTCATTGACCCAATTGAATCGTTAAACACCGAAGCACCGATTGCTCCTTGGTTCAGCTGTTTACCTAAATTAATCCCGCTGTTGCCAAGCGCTTTGAAGTCTTTAGTTAAACTGGTTTGAAACTGCGACAACTTGGCGGCAGTGCCAGCGGTAACATTACCAAACTTGTTAAGTTCGTTGTTGGCTTTGCCTATTGTTTGGTTATATTCGTTAAGCTGTTGTTGCTGTTCTTGTTCTTCGGGTGTCATATTTTTATTCGCCGGGGTTAGATTTTACCATAACTATATTTATATAGGAAAATCGCATGTCAACTAACCCGTTAACACAATATTTTAGACAACCGGCAATTTATGTCAAGTTGCCCAGCAACGGACAACACTATCCCGAAGCAGCATTAAATATGCCTGCAAACAACGAGTTGCCAGTGTATCCAATGACTGCAATTGACGAAATCACATACAGAACACCAGATGCATTGTTCAACGGCAATGCTGTTGTTAATGTTATAAAAAGTTGTATACCCAACATACAAGATCCATGGGCAATTCCTGCAATGGATGTAGATACTATTCTTGTTGCTATTCGCATTGCCAGTTATGGGCATACTATGGAGATTTCAACAAGTTGTCCTCATTGTCAACACGAAGCAGACTATGGGTTAGACCTTAGAACAGTGATGGAGCGTATGCGGCCGCCAGACTATTCAAAATCAATACACGACGGTGATCTTGAAATTTACTTCAAACCAATGACGTACAAAAATTTAAACGACAACAACCAACGTCAGTTTGAAGAACAAAAGATTTTACAAGTGTTGCCAGAAACAGACATGCCCGACGACCAGCGCATGTCTGCTTTGAGTGCGGCATTGACAAAAATTACTGAAATTACAATAAGTGCTATTGCACAAAGTATTGCCGCTGTCAAAACTCCGGCGGCACTAGTCAGTGAACCTGAATTTATCGAAGACATGTTGAAAAATTGTGATCGACGATTGTTTGGAAAAATACGGGATCATATTGTCAATGTCAAAGCAGAAGGCGAAATACAACCAATGAAATTGAAATGTGCTGCCTGTGAAAAAGAATATCAACAAGCTATCACATTGGACATGACAAGTTTTTTCGAGGACGCCTCTTAGTCTTGGACTCTGACGAAATTTCCAAGTGGGTAGATCAAATGGAAAAAGAAAGTAGAGAAATCAAACAAGAGGCGTTGAAAATGGTCTGGTACATGCGAGGCGGTTTGTCATACGAAGCAGCATTGAATCTTAGCTCAGATGAGCGTACTAGTATTTCAAAAATTATCGCTGATAACTTAGAGACCACAAAAAAGAGCGGCTTGCCGTTTTTTTAAAAAATGTTAAACTTGACAACAGTAAAACAAGACATACTGGCATGGTCCGAGAACTTTGTAGAAGTTCCGCATCCTGCACTAGGAGGCTGGGCTCCGTGTCCGTTTGCTCGCAAGGCTCGCTTGTCCGGCACAGTTAATGTTCTAGTAGGAGTCAACCCTTATTTTGATCTAAAGAATTGCAGTCGTTGGGGCATGGGCAAGTACGAAGTTATAATTTATGCATACGATCCTGAAGAATTCCCTTATGCTCGTTTTCATCAAGCACTGGAAGATGCCAACCAAGAGTTTTTAGTTAGAAAAAATTTATTAGTATTGGAAGATCACCCTGCAGAAGCAGAAGTAGTCAACGGTGTGTGCATGAATCAAGGCAAGTATGCACTGTCGTTGGTGCAAAGTTTAAGCAAACTTGATGACAGTGCAGAACAAATGGCCAGCAAAGGATTTTATCACACATGGCCAGAAGAATACTTGACCGTGCTGTTTAACAACAGAAAGGATCCAAGGTGAGTTATCAATTTGCCAGAATAGATCTAAGTAAGACCAGTTACGAGCAGACGTGCGATTGGTATTACATCACAGAGCCTGATATAGATCAGTTGAACGAAATATACAAACGCTACTGTATCTATCGACATTTTGCCAGTGTGATGCCTATATTTGATTGTAGATACACAGCACCCAACACAGACGTTATTGGATATCGCAACAACGGAGAATTGGTAGCGTTCAGCTTGATTGAACGTTACGACAGCAAGAACGCACTGTGCGCTCAGTTTGCATGGGACTATCGAACACCTAAGCTGCGGCTTGGTATAGAAAGTTTACAAACTGAGTGTGCAATATATCGTGAGCGGGGTTTTGAATACTTGTATTTGGAACAGGCTCACTTGTACAAACAAAGCATGCAGGGCTTTGAAATTTTAGGACCACTATAACATGGCAGACGTATATACAATTTGGGCAAACAAAGAAGGTGACATCACGGACCTTGAGTGGGTCAACGGAATGAAAAGTTTCTTTGATCATTTGATCAGCGAAGGCAAAATGGAAAGCTACAGAATCACTCGTTGTAAAATGGGATTCCGTAGTATTGCAGACATGCCTGAGTGGATGATACTTATGGAGTTCACTGGCATGGCACAGATGGACAGTGCATTTAAACGAGTTGCTCCACTTGAAGGAGAGCTCGAAGTCAAACACAAAAGTTTCAATCAGTTTGTTGATTGCAATACTATCCAACATGCACTGTTTCGTGATTGGCCAGATCAGTTCTAACTGAATCTAAGTTAACGCATACATTAAAGACTTGCTAGCAAGTCTATTGATTTCACTTCGTTCATCAATTTTTTTATTTGTTAGAACAATTAATGTATCTAGTATTATCTAGATTACGCAGTCACAATTCACCGTATGCACGGTGAAAAGGTTTTTACAGCATTATCTGAGTGTAGCAGCCTTTATTATCAAGAGATTGTAATTTCTTACACAGAGGCGGTTGACCGGTACCCCTTACTCTAGCTTCACGTATCAACGGAACCCTAGTGACCCCATAATAAATCGAAGTCCTATAAGCATGGGGTGTATCTTTTTCACAGAGCCCAAACCATTTGTTGCCTTAAGTTAGCATTGTCCTTTGACGCCCAAGTCCGGACCGGGTATTTCACCGTTCCTCAATGGGGTTGGGCCATTGCACCCAACACAGAGTCTACGAGTTGTCTATCTATTATGCCTGTATATTATTAATTAACGACCACTGTGGGTCAAAGTTGTCTATTAGATTGTGATAAAATTTTAAATCAGTTGCATATATTTTATAAAGATTGAGTAATCTATTAGTTGTATCAGTTACTGACGATTCTAATGCATCTTTTACAATATTTTCTATTTTTAGTTTGTCTGCAGATGATTTCCATACTCTTGGAGCATTAAGTGGTAAGTCGATAGTATGATTATATTTTTTAAAAAGATTCATAATGCTTATTTTTATATCATTGTCGTTATTCATTAGATCCATCGGAATCCAATTTATGCGATTTATTAAGCTGCCAAACATTGCCGAATATGGCATAGTATGGGAGTCGCCAATGACTACATTATTAAGAAACTTTTTAATACTATCTTTTTGAATATCGATACTAAATTGTTGCCAGTTGATTTGGTAAGCGTCGCCTACTGATGCCCTGTAATACGTCTGTTCATCAGTGACAGTACTTGGTAAGTTAGAATCATTGTTCCAGCCAACTGGCATAGTATAATATGGCATTGCTAACAATTCTGTAATTCCCTTAACCCATCTAGTAAATGGATGCTTTACTAATCCAAACATAACAACAGAATTAACATCAATATCTGATATGTTCTTTTTCTTCCACCCCATAGTATCAAATAAATGAATATAATATGTACATGCACATTTTGTAACAGGAACAAATACTAAATTTTGATGTTGGTATACAGTGAAAGTAATCTTCTGCCAATAATCACAGTCTTCTATTTGATCTCTTCTCTGGCGGAATCCATGCATAGTATGGCATTCTTCTTTGATGTGCTCGGGCAGTTTATAAAAATCAATATAATTTTTTATTTCCGGCCATCTCGGATCTTTGATTGCATCATAACATTTTTTTAATTCAATATCTAACATCTTTTCTATATTTTGTTTTTGATGTGACTACCGTGTACACGTACACTGATTTGTCCATTGTAATAATCGTCTGATTCCAATACTTTTCTATTGAACTGTTCTCTGGCTTCGATGTATGAACATGCTGCCTTGGAGGCGCAATAATAAAGTATTTCTCTAGAGAAGTTTTCGGTGCCTAAAGTTAAGATGTCCGCGGCTAGATCAATGCTTGATCCGTAGTACTCACGCCAATCACTGTCGATTTTTGTGCGTATGCGCTTTTTCTTTTTGATGCCGTTCTTTTGTTTTACTACTTTTACTGATGTTTTTGAGAACTTTGCTAATTTTTTGCCTATGTACTTGCGTCCGGAGAGATTATTGGTGATTAAGTATACAAATCCAACACATTCTTCGGGTAATGTCTCAACTGGAGTGTCTTGATAGTACCATGTCATGTGTTGTATTTGATGAGTTGCCTTTTGTGTTGTAGTTATGCCTGTTGATGAATTAGTATTATATTTTTAGTGATTATGTGTCGAAGTTTACCCACGCAGTAATTTCGCCTATGCAGGTGTTGTTTTTTACGCTAATGCAAGTGTCGATCATGTTGCCCACGTCGGACAAATCAATACCGTTGCCTGTCCAGTTTGGACGACTACGGCTTAACGTAGTGTCTAATCGATCTAATGTGATCAAACTTGTTCTAAACAGTGTTTGGTTTGCCTTGAACGCTTGTGTCCATTGTAAGCTATGATGTTTCAATGCTGCTTTGCTGACACGGTAAGTTTCCCATGCAGGGTCCGGTGCCACAATAGATTCACTACCAGAGCTGCCAATATTGATAATGTACCCAACTTTGTTGGCATTTTTCCATGCCGTGGCAACATCAAACAGTAATTTAACTTGTCCAAAGTCAGCCCATGATTCCTGAAACGGTCCGTCAAATGCATTATTGACAAACACATCATAATTCAAACTTGACTCTACTAATTTTTCTCTATCTTTGGTTATGTCGTAACCGTCGGTCCGGCTATAACTGTCACCGTTAAAACGAGCACACAGTGCTTCGCCGAGCCCTCTATTGCCACCTGTTACCATATATTTCATAATTTCACGGATCCTCCTTGATCCCAAACTTTTGTTAATTTTGAACCGCATGTCATTGCGCATTCAAATAATCTGCCTTGTGCTAATGTTTTATTCCAACTGGCAACTAAATCACTCCACATGGGATTGTTAAAAATATCTTCTAGACTGTTTTTATTAATATTAAAACTGTCTAAATTATACGATTCTAAAAACTCACGCACTTGATTCTTACCATTTACTGTACTCAATGGGTTAGCACCCGGTAATACTCCGTCTTCATAAAATCGTCGATCGTATAAATTATGATTGAAAAAATTACATGGCAGCACTAATCCTTCTGCGTTGATAGCAACTTTTTTGCCAAGCAACGCATCGCATTTTATTTCTGTTGTATCAAAATATTCTTTGATATTACTATATTCTTTTTTTAAATCAGGCAAGAATAACATGCTTTGATTTCGATACTCTGGAAGACTTGGTGGTTCTAATACATATTCGTTTCTAACCGGCCAACTTGGCATTTCTTCTACGGTAGCATGATTTAAAAATCTTCCGGTCTTTCTAATCAACACATTGAAGAATTTTAATTCTTTTCCCAGTTGTTTAACTTCGTCAACTTGATGTTGATTGTGTTTAAACACAATGAAATTCCATTGTGCTCTGCCGCCAGCATTGATAAACGCTGTTGCGTTTTCTATAACCTTACTGTATTTTACATTCTTTCTGTACAAATGTAAAGTGTCTTCGAGTCCATCAATTCCAAAATCAATCTGGCCATATCCGGCCATTATGTTGGCAATTTCGGACCAATATTCTGTGTCATGTACTCCGCCGTTTGTGTGTATGTATAGCCACAATGTGGGATTCTTACGTCTAAAGTCTCTTAATATATCAAGAAACTCTGGATGCATAATAGGATCTCCATAACTTCCGCAAAAAAATATTTGCCGTAATCTAGTACACAGTGCAATATCAAACGTGGTATCAATTGCAATTCTAGACAAGTGGGTCAACGGCATGTGCGAATTGATACCGTGCCCGTTGAGATTTCTCGGACACTGGGGACACGCTGCATTGCAGTATGCGGTGATCTCAATTTGGTACTCGTCGATTATGTCGTGATTAAACATCAGGGAAATCCGTAAATTTACTTTTCATTTGTAGCAAAACATCATGCCCGGATTTGAAAATGGTATTATTTAAATCCGGGCCGGGCTTCCGGCAATTGATTAACCATTGAATAGCAGGTGTACTAAACTCCATGATCCAAGTTCCGTTGTGTCCAAGATATAAATTAGGACATATAAAATACGGCTCATGATCGGCTTTGTGCAAATAAACTGGAAAAAATCTGCCAGACCACAGTTCGTCTTTAAGCACAACTTCGTCCAGTGTGATACCTAAAATCTCCACGTGACGATCAATTACTATTTTTCCGTTGTCGTCGAGTTGATGGTGATGTATAGTTTTACCATAGTGTGTGATTTTAATTTCATGATGACCGTCTTCAAGCAATACATCAAACTCAAATTGTTCTTGAGCAACTCCTTCGTACAACAACATGTAGTCGTCAATTGTTATTTTAATCAGCGGATCTCCTAGTCGTTTTTCAACGTCTAATACAATGTTGATTTTCAATGTATCATTCCCTGTATCATGGATAGTCTTTCTTGATATTTGTCCATCATAATTTTGAGTTGGTCGTCGCCCTTCCAGAAAGTGTACCCAAGATTGTGACAGTGTTCTTGAATCTCTATTCTGCGCATGATTCTGCGTTTATAAGTCAGCTCAGTATTTGTAGTACATACCCATTCGGTTCCTTGCGGAGGACGATCGTTAATTCCTACAACATTGATTGACAATGGATTATCATATAACGGTGTTCCTTGCTCGATAGTAAGTGTAGTACCTAAATTTACTCCAATGATAGTTCCGTCCGCCACGTACTTTTGATAGCGAGTTAGCATATCTATAGTGTCCTGGTGATCTTTTTCAGTTTCAGTTGGCCATCCAGTTATGATTAAAAAATATACCTGAATACCATTTTTACTGTATTCTTGCATATTGTAGTTTAAATCTTCTTGTGTAAACCCTTTGCGCATACTAGCAAGTACAGCATCACTGCCGCTTTCGATTCCTAGCACCATTGTTTCGGCGCCCGCTCTGCCCATAAGTTCAAAATCTTTCGGAGCCATAGCAGCCTGTGTTCGTACAATTGCATGACTGCTATAACTTAGTGTACGATCCGGCAATCCTTTTTCTTCGTAATAATTTATTAATGTCTGATTGAATACGCGAAAGTCCTTCATACTGCCGTTGCATAGTGCATCATGAAAAAAGAATGTACGAACGCCATATTTTTCATAATACTGTAGCATTTCGTTCGCAAGTTGTAATCCTGGTTTGACTCGAAATCCTCCTTGCATAGTAGGGATATCACAAAACATGCAACTTCTAATACATCCTCTGGAACTTTCGATTGGCAAGACACCATGCTCGGTGCCGTTTTTATAAGAAGTAATATCAAAATCACCAAAGTCCATTGCCGCATGGGACTTGATATCGCTTCTTTCAGCTAGAAAATTAGTGTCTATGCCCGCTGCCAAATAATTCCCACGTATAATTTCAGGAATGGTAGATTCTGCCTCACCTCGTATCCAATGATCAATTAGATTTTTATCTTTAAGATAATGAGCAAACGAAGGCACAAGAGAAAAACTTCCGTTTTCTTCTCTGATAAGTCCCTGCCCGCCTATAATAACTTCGCAGGTATTTTGTAATCTAAATTTTTCTAAGAATTTTTCAGTAAACTGTTGTGCTTGCCAGCTAAACACACTAACCAATAATTGCCGAGGATTGTATTGATTTATTATTGTAACCCAATGATCTATAAACTCATTAAATTTTTGTTCCGCAACGGCGCTCAACTTGATATTTTTTATAAACAAGAACTCGTCAATATTGTTCCAAATTTCAAGATCGCACTCTTGTTGAAATCTTGTCCAGTAATCAAGATTAATATCCAGGCATTTACTTGATATGCCGTGTTGATTGTAAATTTGTTTAATGATAGCAGGGCCCGCTGCTGGCCGCACTGCTGCCATACGTGGGACAGATAAAATTATTGCATCGGTCATGTTGTTATGTCATTTCAATATCCGTGTTGTAGCTGGTAAAGCCATTTTCTTTGACCACTTTGAGAATGTTCTCAACTCGTCCTGCCAGTTCATCTCTGTGACTTACTAGCCATATGCTCTTGTGACGCTCTCGGCTCATGTGCTTGAGCAATGCCAGACTGTTTTCAACACCTTGTGTGTCCATGCCTGAATCGATCATTTCGTCAACGAACAACACATTGATTGGCTGATACAAACTTTCGTACACATCGCGGAATGCCCAGCTCATACTGAGTATAAGCCTGTTTCGTTCACCTCGGCTCAAATTGTCAAAGTCCAATTCACGTCCTAGTTCTTCAATGCTCACGCTCAAATCATTTTGAAAAACCACAGTATGCGGCAACCCAATCCGATCAAGGTAATATGTAAGTCTTGTATTTAAGTAACTTAGGTTTTGTTCAATGATCTTCTTACGAATAAAACTATCCTTACTGGTCAACAGTTTTAACAAAAACTCTTGATGTTCTTGTAGTCGTGTAAGTTCATTTACAGTATCGTAGCTGACTTCTTGCAATGCGTGTGATTGCATTTCATCAATTTGTTCACTGTACGGATCAACTTCAGTCAGTTTGATTGCAATTTGTTGTTCTAATCCAGCGAGTGTTGTTCTATGTGAAATGGCATCCTCTTCATGATCATAGAACATCTTAGGAGGCTTGCCAATTTCACCGATAGCATCACTGGCTGTTTGCAGCTCTGTTAATGTAGCTGAGTATGCTACAGCAGAGTCTGTTGCTTCGGCTAACTCTTTGTGTTTGTCAGCCAACACAATTGCTTGTTTTTCATCATGAAATGCCTGACCACATGTATGGCAGGTGTGTGACTCGAGTGTGGCAATTTCTTTGGACAGTTTGGCAACAGTCTTTTGCTCACGTTGTAGGTCTAGTTTGCATCTGCTGATGGCAGTAGCCAATTCGTTAAAGTCTTTCCTGCGCTGATCCCACGCGGCATGATCTTTGTGTGCTTGAATTTCTGCTGCAATGTTAATTTTTTGCAATTCAGCAAGAGCACTTTCTAACTTAGACAATTCTTCTGTGTGCTTGGTGGCCCACATTGTTTGTCTACGCTTCAAACTTTCAATCTGTTCCTCAATTCGTTTGTTGGCTTCTTGTACAGCACGAATACGGAATTCTTCTTGTGTAATGCCGTCCTTGGTGTTGCGATTGAGTTCTTTGATACGATCAGCACGGTCACTCAGCATAGTAATACCCAGCAGTTGCTCAATGATTGTTCGTTGATCGTTGGCCTTCAAACTCAGAAACGGTTCAGTGTAGGTGTTCAACGCCAAGATATGTTTGAACATATCGTGACTCAAGCCCAGTGTACGTTCAATAGATGCTTGTGTTTCTCTACTGTCACCTTGTGCGTTGTCTGTCGCTTCTTGTTCTTGATTGTCCACATAGAAACGTAACACGTTGGGCTTGCGCCCGCGTTCGATTCTGTACAACTTACCACCTACTCCAAAGTCCAAACTGACCATCATGTTTTTGGCATTGGTTTTGTTGACCAGGTTATCCTTACGGATATTGCTAAGTGCTGTTCCGTACAGCGCATAGCTGAGTGCGTTGATAATTGTTGTCTTGCCTGTGCCGTTTCTACTTCCGTCGCCGCCCAAGTCTAGGTTTTCGCCTAGCACAAGTGTTAGGTCGTTGCGGTCAAAGTTGATACCTTGAGTGCTGTTGCCCACACTCATGAAGTTTTTAACTGTTAAGTTTTGTATATGGATCATAAAACCTTTAGTAGTAATTGATAAATTTTGTAATTGCCAATTTTAGTATAATGGTTGACATTGCCGCGATGATTTAAAAATAAATTATGGAAATTAATCATATCTGTAAATTGAAATAAATCTGAATAATCAAAATGAGTAGTATGTACTACAGACTTACCTTGACAATATGTGTTAATTGTGTTGCAAATCATGTTGTGAATATCAATAGCGTAATCCAAATCAAAAATATGTTTAAAATACAGTCGACATGCAAGATTAAATTCAGTATCACCGTGTTCAACATCTGTTAAAATAATATCACAATTTTTATGATACTTGCTATCATAATGCAACGGATTATATTTTACGTAAGTTCTTGTAGCACTAGTATGAACAATTAACGTTTTATCAAATTGAGTTAGGTCTGTTGCTTGTAACTGTTTTAATATTTTATACTCGCTAACTCCGCATTCGCAATGGTTAGTGATATCAAAATGCTGAGAAAGAAGATCTACCCAACCTTTGTACGGTTGATTTAATTTTTGTACTCCAAAACTATCACCAAAAATTGCTAATTTCATATTATTGTTGATTTGTGTGCCATGTGTATGTCATGTCGCCGGCATCAATAAATCTTTGAACTAATGGCGAATTGTCAAACGGGCCGTACGTTAAATGATAACCATGCCCGCGATTAATAACTGACCAATTAACTACAATTTCTTTAATAGGAACATCGTTTTTAGCAAGGAACACTTGATGATTAGAAATAAAAATTCTCCGCCAATTAGAAACTGTTAACCAGTAGTCAACTGCCCAAGTGACCTCGGGCCACATACTTTGTAGATAGTCGTCTACGCAAATTATTTTGCTTATATTACTCACCAACTCTAAATCGTTAATAACATGTTGATAATCCTTATTTGCGTCTAAATGTGCTATACTAAAATTTAATAGGTCGTTACTCTTAACCTCGTGACTCTTTTTATCAATATATGTCACAGAAGCATTGTATTTTTTAGTAAGGATCTCAACATTTTCTTTAGGCCAATTTTGATCCCAACTATCAATTACAGTAAGATGTTTAGCAAACGCTGCCATGGACAATGTACTACCGCCATCGCCGGCACCAATTTCTAACATATTTGTATTTTTGTAACGATTTAAAAACCAACAAAAAAAATACCAATCAATGCCTGTCTTTCCAGGAACAGGCAGTTGATTTAGTAATTGATCATTAAGTATTTTATTGACAAGCATTTTTATTCCATATCTGCCAGATTAATCTGGCTATATATTGGTGTCCGTCGGCAGACGGGTGATTAGTTGTTACATCAAGAAGATTTTTTTCATAACAATCATCAGTTAGGTTATAATTAAATGGATTAAAATAATTATAACTCAGTTGATTTACATAACTTTTAATTTCGTTCTCTTCCGCTAAAATTTGTTCATCGTTCATACAATCAAAGGCAGATAACATGTTATTTTTATTTTTAGATGACAACGTTGATAAAGTAGTCCAGCAGTCTAACTCATAAGGATTTGTATTTAAAAATATATATTTGCAATTTTTGTTTTCTAAAAAATTTTGTATTAGTAAAATTTTTTGTAATGTAAATTTAAGATCGTATAGTTCATTAGACCAATATTTGTAGTACAAGTTTAAAAAAACTTTAAATTCTTTTGCAGAACCGTACAATGTATTATAAAATGTAGGGTTACCGTTAATGAGAAAATTATTTTCTCTCCTTACAAACAACTTTCGACCCAGTGGCGGCCAGGTTATGATAACATTTTTATAGTTATGAGTAGAAACTTCCTTTACTACTGTATAACAAACATAATCAATACTAGCGCCGTCGACTGCGGTATTAATAACTTGATGCCCGCAGAGATTTTGAAAAACAAACGGCCATGCTAAATTGCGATCCGTTAACCCGTCGCCCGACGTATAGCTAGATCCGCATACTAAAATTTTCATAAGTTCTGATATATTTTTAATAATAGTTTATTGTCGTAAAATTCTGATTCAATATTGGTAATTTGATCAGTGACAATTTGATCTACACTTTCAAAGGTAACATCACCTGGTGCAAGATCAGCGTCCACAGCATTGCTCTTTACATTAATTAGTGCCATTTCTCTTAGACTGTAATCTTTGACAAATGTTTCTTTGATAAAGTTAGCTTCTTCGTAACTGATATCGATATCCAATTCCACTCGTACATGCATGTTGGCGGCCAACAAGTTGGGCGCATCGTCGATCACATTGCTCAGTCGCATCACACGATACAACGGTTGCCCAGGCCATGAAAAGTATTGATCTTCTTGTCCCCAAGACTTGACCAACATACCGCGATTGCCGTCGCCTGCATCAGCAAAGTTATGCGGAAAGCAGTTGCCAATGTAATTGATATTCTTTTTCTGTTGCCGTAGATGGAAGTGTCCGGAATACACACTTTCGAAACCACCAAAGCTCTCAACCTTGACTTCGCCGTGGTCTGGCATTTCAACCATGGCATTCATTTTGAAATGCGGCAACTCAAAGTGCCCAAACATGTATTTGGCACTCATCTTGGGAATACGTTTGTGATCGTCGCCCACTAGCCAAGGAGCAATGACCACGTCACCTTCCTGGAACCAGTCGTTGCACACTGTGATGTTGGGCAAATGCTTGGCCCACTCAGCACCGTGTATATCACGTTTGTCACGATAGTACAAATCGTGATTGCCAGGAATAAAGAAAAACCGTTCGAACGCCGCTGACAGTTTTTCCAAACTGCGTAAACTAAAGTTCAATGTTTGTAAATTGATACTGGCACGATGATGATGCCAGTCGCCCAAAAACATTCCAGTTTCGCAACCTTGTGCTTTAGCCGTTTCGATGAACCAATCAATAAACTGCTCGCAGTCTTGATTGTGAACCAAACTGTTGGACTTGAGCCCAAAATGGATGTCTGTGCAGACAGCAACTTTTTTAAATAGATTCATAACAACTATTATAGCACACACCCGCGGGTGTGAGCAATCGAGTATTGAGCCAAACTGAGTTATTCAGTTTTGATCGATTCGGGTTCGGCTTCTTCGGCAGGTTTGTCAACAATGTAAGTGGTAATGGTAACAGGACCACTCAATTGAGCCATGGTGGCTTTGCCGAGATTTTGTCTGGTCCAACTTGGGCTAAGACCATTGATTTCCAAAATATCATCTCGTATGTTCTGGCTTTTCTTTTCCAAGTTCAAAATACGTGTGAACGAATTGGTGATGGCTGCTGTGTAGTAAGCAAATGGGTTTTGACTTTTGGATTCATCAAACTGTAAACCAATTTGGCTCAACTGTAGCAATGCTTGTCCGCGCATTTCTTCGTTGTAGGTGTAGCCACGCCAGTTGCTACGAGTAGCATAACGTTCACACAGTTTCATAAACATGTGTGCCAGTTTGCGTGTCATGTCGCCGTGATCTTTGCTGAACTCACCGGTTTCAAGATCACCTTTCCAATGGCTGCGTCCCACAATGTACTTTTCTTTGTTTTCGTCAATACGAAAATGTTCAAACGGAGGAAAGTTCAAACGCTGACGAACCGGGTTGATCAATCCTTTGTCTAGGATACCGTCTAACGAGTCGTCAACAGGTTCGTCTTCGACAAATTCTAGTAGATCTTCTAGTTTTTGTTTTTTCTTTTGTGCAGACTTGGGAATCTTTTTTTCTGCCATCGGAATATGGTCCCAACAGCTGATACGAAACACCAAATCGGTATTGGGGATCTTTAATGGATCAACAATGGTGCCCAGCCGCTTGAGACGGTCAGCACGATTGCGGCGTGCTTCTGCCACAGTGCGTTGGTTGATCTTGTCCAGACTGGGCAAAATGATGTCGTATTGACTGTCAGTTTCGGGATTGATGTAGTAGCAATATGTGTTTTTACTGGCATGAATCTCTTTTAAAATATCTCTGTTGTTTAGATAATTTACTTTTGGCGCAGGCGGTGTGGATGCTATCGATTGTGTAGGATCCAGGGTGGATTTAGTACGTTTTGTTGCCACTGGCAATATCTCCTATAATAATATTTATTATAACACAGGTTACACCGTTGTCAAC